ATGTCCTACTCCGACCCTCGTATCTGCCACCACCAGCGCGTCACCCAATGGCTCGCCGCGATACGGCAGCATGCCGCTTGGCTGTACGCCGCGGATGAGCAGTACCTGTACCTGGTCGCCGAGGCCAACGAACTCTACCAGTGCGGCGTCGTGGGGTTGCAGGACCGGCACGATATGGTCACCGACGCCTTGGGCATGTACTCCTGGGCGATCGAGCACGGCATCACGCGCGAGACGCACTACTGCTCGGACTGCTGCTACGACGTGCTCGACGGCGGCGCCGTCGTCGGGAGCGTGGACGACGAGGGCATCTACCACGGGCCCGCACCCGCACGACAGCGGCTGGGCTGCATCAGCCTGGATCCGCTGGATGGAATGACCTATCTGCGCCTGGGACAGGCGCTTGAGCGCGCCGGCGTCGTGCGCGGCCTGCTGATCGAACTCGACGCCGGCGGCACGCTGCAACTCGCCGAGCAGATCCCTGATAACTTCCGGCCATGGCGGTGGGCCTGACTTTCAGCGCTCGGCCTCATAAGCCGCGACGCCGGTCCCTACCGCCCGCCATTCGTCCTGCGGCATACGCGAATCACAGATGAATACCTCGACCTCCCCGCCTTCTTTCGGCTCCGCAGGCCGAATAGCAGCATGCCGGAGAATCGTCTCCATGTCCGGTACGTAGCTGCTCTCCGAGCCGTGGAACGACCAGATGCCATGTTTCCCAGCGCTGCCCACCTGGTGGTCGAGTTTCACCGACCAGCCCTTGAATCGAATGACCAGCATGCCCTGCCCTCGTAGGAAAAGGCCGTAGTCTACTCCTAATCCTGACAGGCCTGATTCGCAGCCAGGAGCTGCGCCTCGTAACCAATCCGCTGCCGCCGCTCGGCCAGCAGCGCACGGACCTTGGTCTGTAGGTCGTCGCTCTTCTTCAGCCCAGCCGCTGCCCATGCCGGCACCTCCACCGCCGGCACCCGGCACGGCACCGCCACCGGCACTTCTACGCGCACCGTGCGCGGCTCGGCTTCCTGCCGGCCGGCGCATCCCGCCAGCGCGAACACCAACCCCAGCACCTGCACCACCTGCGCCTTTTGGCTGCACCTGCCGAAAATCGCTGCACCTGCAGTCTTTCGCCACGCCTGCAGTTTCATAGGCCCAACTCCTGATCAATGACCGCCTCGGCAGCCGCACACTGCTCGCCGGCGGTTCGCTGGCTCAGCAGGCGCCGGGCTCCGGCATACTGCTCCGCGGCCTGCTGCCGTCCCCGATCCACAGCCTGCGCGGCATACCGGGCGCGCTGCTCGCCGGCCAGGCGCAGCGCGACAACCTGCCGGACCTGCTCCGCCACTGCGGCCTCCAGGCTCCCACGAGAGGAACGGCAGGCAGCCAGATCCGCGCTCGCGGCATCCAACTGCGGCCGGTAGTGCCGCGCTCCTATCCAGACACCGCCGGCGGTGCCGAGGCCGACCAGCACCAGGCAGGCCAGCGCGATCGAAATCACGCGGGCCGAGATCACGACAGCACCGCCTTGGCCCGCTCCCACAGCGCCAGGCGCTCCGCCTGGCCGTTCGTGCCGCCGTTGATGCGCCGAGTGATGGCGGCGAACTCGCCGCGGTCGGCCAGGTCGTTCAAGCCGTGACTGGCCCACCACCAGGCCGCCGAGATCGCCGCCCACTCCGGTTGCTCGAGAAGCTCGGGTTCCTGCTCCAACGGCTGGCCCAGCCCGGCGCCGGCGGCGCGGTAGTTCGCCCGGCCGGTGATCTGCAGCAGCCCGCGCCCGCGGTAGCACCAGCCATCGCCGGACGCCTCGTCGCCATTGCCGTTGCGCGAGGCGTAGGCGTTGTTGGCGACGGCTCGGGGGTTGCGCGCCAGGCGCTGCGCCAGGGCGTTGGGCTGGCCGTCGGCGCCGAGGTACCGGCTCGGCCAGGTCGCCGCCAAGCCGCGCGCGCTGTAGTTGAGGTTCTCCACCAGGCGGGTCAACTGGCCGCTTTCGTGGCCAACTTGGGCGAGGAATGCCGCCGCGCGCACCGGCGACGTGATACCGAACCGCGTCATCCCACGATTCAGCGCACCAACAAAAACGCCGGCTCGAGGGCCGGCGTTCGGGAGGACATGCAGCAACTGCTGCTCAGTGATAGGCATACGCTCTCCTGAAATAAAAAAGCCCGCAATGAGCGGGCTTTGCGGAACAAGGAATCCTAGCTAGTCATAAAACTAAAGTTAACCTCTAGAAAGCATCCACTAGACCACTTAAACGGATACTCAGATGAAACTGGCTTTCCGTTTATTTGGAAATTGAGCATTTTAGTCTCTGGATCTATAAATGCATTGGCATTGAAATCTTGCTCTGACTTACTGTCATATAAATGAGCCAAGAATCCTCCCTGTCGTTTGTCAGGTATGTCACTAACAGGAAGGACAAATTGCCATGGCGAAGAATCGAAAAACTCTGTTCTATCACCTGCCTCAAAGACGATCTGAACATGGCATGATCCATATCCCAATGAATAAATGCCATCCGCAACTCCGTCTCTTACAGAAACACCCCAATCTTTGGGGATGAAGGAAAATGACTCAGGTTTGCCGCTCATAAAAAGCCTCTCTGTTAGCTGAAGGTGCGCGGATGATAAACATCCGATCCCGTTTGAACACAAAGCATAGGAACCCAAGAATGATCGTCATCTTGACGTAGAACCACCATGACGTGGATATCTGGTCACTGAACAAGGAGAAGACAATCGCGGAAAATAGGTATGACGACAAGATTATAAAGTACAGGCTGCCGTTCTTTGCTTTGCAATATGCGTATGAACAAAGCAATCCATACAGAAACATAACGCCTATCACTCCCACGGTGCCATAGTGTGGGTACATCGAGAAGAACATCGAGTAAACGTTTCCAAGCTCACCTGGCGCATACTCATAGAAGTCAAGATGAAGCGGAGGTTTCACGCAAAGCCCTACTGTTGCCAGTATGCTACAGAAACCGTTTAGGGGCGACCAGAACGGTTCAACCTGTATAGCCCCTTGGTAGTATCTATCAAATAGTACTGGCCCCTGCAAAGCATATCCGGCGACGTGTCGATATAACTCAACAAATAAAGTAGAAAGTCCGTCTCCTTCATGGAATTGGATCTTTGATGTTGCAACAGCGCCAACGGCTATTACCAAAAACATTGCTGTCCCTATGACAAAAATGCTTTTAAAAGAAGGCCGCCCCTTAACAAGAACGTAGATAAAGAAAAGACCAACAAGCATTTGCATAAGTGATGCGCGACCGCTTGCAAGCAAGATGACTCCCATCCATGGAACAGACACTGACAAGAATCCTAGAACTCCGCATTTGCCACGCAGGTAAAGCAGAACAACAAGTGGTATGACAGTCTGCCCAAGCTGCAAGTAGTTCATTGACAGCGAGCTTAAAACAGGTTCTCCAGATACCGACTGAGCGCGGGCCATGTACGCAGCTTCTCGCAGTGTCGGAGCTATCGAGGACAAGTCTCTATATATGATCGTGAGAAACACGATGTGCGCCAGGCAGAAAAATGCTACCAGCGCCCTGGTGCGAAGCTCTCTGTCGAACAGAAAATTCTGGCTAGGCCCTTGAGAATATCCGTTGTAAATAAACGAGAAAAACCCGGCAGCAAGCGAAAACGAAATCACACCGAACAGAAATATGAGCAGCGCATCGGACTCGACTGAATAGAACCCTATCAGGGATGCTAGGCTGACGCCGATGAGGCCGAGCCCCCAGGTAGCAGGCATAGCGACAGAGGGATGTATTGCGCTTCGCGCCAGAAGCCTCGCAACCACTGCGAACATTAGCAGGGTTACCCCGGTGAGCATCGCGTACATGGCGTCCTCCAGATTGACAGGCGCCGATTGTAGCCGATAGCCACGTCCCTGTGGCCATCTATCACTTCAAGATCCAGGCCGTGCCATTGCTCCAAAGCTCGGCGTACTGACCTGTCGTCAGGGTTAGCGTTGTGCCGGTGTTGGTGTAGGTCGCGTAGGTACTGCCAGAGATCGCACCGCCTGCGGTTGTGACCGTAACGCTTCCGCCTGAACTGTTCCGCATGCAGTACTTCATGCCAGTCGTAAGAGCGGCCTCGGGCAGTGTGAAACCACCCGCAGCGCCAATATCGATCACCTGCCCAGCATACTCGTAGCCGATCGTTGTCGGTGCTGCCGCAAGGGAGATGACCGGCGGTTCATTCCAACTCACACCTCCGAGCACCTTAGCCCTGATGGGATTCACCGCCGGATACCCATGGCGATTTACATAAACCTCCCGTATCCGAGCGACAACCGGAGCGCTGGTGGTCCCTAGAGCCCATACGGGTCTAACTAATTGCGCATTGTCGTCGTAACACATCATCCCATCTAGTTCGAAGTTGCCTTTGGTTTCCGAAACATCAGATGCATCAGACGAGTCAATCCACAATCCGCACCTGTTTATGTTGCCGGTTGCAGCACCGAAATTGACATTCCTAACCGTAGCACGATGAATAGATACAGGGGCGTTCTTTGCGCTCCAGTTCCTGAACCGAATGCCCGAACCGAATGGCTCATCGATATACGGATTTATGATCGAGATATGGCCGGTCATATTCACGGAAGGGGCGATCCCACCGCCGTAAATAAAACCAATCCCCCCGCACTTTCCACCATATTGAGTACCAGAACCGTCCCTGCGCGACTGAAACCCGTATACCCTAACAGTAACAGGAGAACTACTATTTGGAATAGTGAACTGCAATCCACTTCCAGCGTTACCTTCACTAGAGCATCCAATTAGGTTGATGTCCTCAAGGAAGTATCCAGAGCCTTCGTTAGGTTCAATATCAAATCCAGACCACGGTCCATTTGCGGACGCACCAATGCCGTTGGTGTTTGTGTTCGTTCCACGACAGTTAATAAGCGTCGTTCGCTTGGCATTGATTATTGAGAATGCATTCCTACCATTGAAGTTACAGGTGACCCTTTCAAGTCGAATATCCTCACACGGGATAGATACATTGCCTGTCACTGCCAATCCATCGCCCGAAAATGAGTTTACAGTTAAATCTTGGATTAAGACCTTTTTGGCACCATATAGGAATATTCCATATCTACCCTCTCCGCTGGTTGCCTCATTTTTTTGTCCGTTAACCTGCATGCCGTTACCAATGATCATGAGATTTACTTGACCAGCGGCAGTGAGGAAAGGCTGGACATCACCGACAACAGTTCCAGGTTCCTGGAGAATAATTGTTCTGCTTGTTCCACCGATAATCTGGTTCGAGCCGAGCGTAACTGGCCCCGTGCGAACCGTGCCAGGCGGTAGCATGGCGACTGCCCCAATGTTGGCGGCATCGCCTTCATTGGACCGAGTTTCTTTCAGCAACATCGCGAGCGGCGCCGTGCCAAGTTCGCCCTCGACCCAGCCGAAATACTCCAGGCGCACGATGTTGTTCTCGATCCGGCGAACGAATGCACCGCTCGCCGACGGCTCCGTCTCGCCGACGCCGGCGAGATAGTCTGCCAGGCCAGGCTGGGCGGTGTATGCAGGGACCGTCGGGCTGACTACCGTTCCGCCGTTGTGCATCGATCGAGGCATCAACGGATCCCAGACGAATACGCCGCCACCGGTTGTAATGCCTGGGCGATGACCGCGGACATGGTACGTATGAGTCGTTTTCCGCGGCGATCCGACGAGATCGGCAAGTGACTCAACTACAACTGCGGACCGGCCGACAACCGCCGCGCCAAGCGCCAGGTCGGTCTCATTGACCAGTTCAGCGCGTAGCGCGCGATCAACCTGGTTCACAAGTAGCGGCTCGTCGGCGGCCCAATTCCCGCTGAGGCTGACCGGGAAATCTGCTGGAAGTTGAACGCTATACAGGTTCCCGTCACGCTGAATCAGTTGAGTCGGGCGATCAACAATCAGCGGGGAGCCGTCGACATACTCGAGGGGGGTCGGTTCAAATCCCTGAGCGGCCAGCCACTGCATGACATACTGCTCTATTCCCCACCAGGTCCATCGTGCAACCGGAGGACGCTGAGGCCCACGGTCCATCCAGCGATCTTGATCCAGCGAGTTCATTGCCGTGTCTAAGTTCTCGGCGTTGTCGTACAGGTCACGCGGGTCTTTGGAGCCAAGCGGGTTGCCGGTGGCGTAAGTCGTCATGCAAATTCTCCGGGCATGAAAAAGCCCGCTCTTTGGCGGGCTCTGGATTTGTGTGTGCGGTCAGTTGGGGGCGCTGGCGTTGTCGTAGGTGTAGACCCTGGGGTCGTAGTTCACCGCCCGAACAGATGCCGCGGTATTTCCGTTGGGATCAATGGAACTGATCAGGGCTGGGTATGGATTTCCCAGCAGCAAGTGCGGCGGCTCGATCTCCCAGGAAACATCAGGGACGAAATCGATGCTGGGAATGCTTAGCCGATAGTCGTCGATCCGAGATGCCGGGTATCCGCCGGATACCGTTCCATCTGGCCGGCGCAAGTACAGCGCTGGAGAGTTCAGCAGCGACCAGTCGAGCGGCTCGCTGGACTCGATCATGACCGAGTTTCCCGAGATCACGAACGATTTCAGGTATGCGCTCTGCGCCAATCCGGGACCGGGAACATCGCCGGCGAGGGCCACATAATCCCAGAACTCGCTGTTCAGCGCATCGAGGCCGGTATCGAACGAATACTCGGTTCGCCGGTATCGCTGCGCCATCCTACGGCGCATCCCATAGCGCCAGGCCCGATCGCGGTTTGTGACACCGACAGCCGTGATCTTCTCGACCTTCCTGCCGACATCGCCGGGCAGGCGGCACTGCACGGTATCTTCGATCCAGCCGTTGGCGTTGACGAAATCCACGTCAACACCGTCGTAGTCGTCCTCCGACGGAGCGCTGATGCTGATCCTCAGGGGCCCATCCATGTTCTGCGGCGAGTACATGTGCCCGAACGTTGTCCTTGGCTCGTCTCGGGCCGCAGAGATCACGCCGCGCTTGATCGTCTTCTCCGCATATCCGGCTGCAAGCACGTCATCCATGATCTGCGCGACCGTGACCTTGCCGTCCTCGTAGATCATGTCAAACGTGTCGCCGCGGGCCTTCCAGATGGCGTCCAGCCGATCCAGTTCTTCGAGATCGAGATCCGCATCGGTATAGCCTCGCTCCTTCGCGATGTAGCAGAGGAACGGGACGATGTCTCGCGTTGCGAGTTCAGTCGTCCATGCTCCGCCCTGGCGGGTTGGAAGCATGCGGGTAGCCTCTACCGATATGCGGCTCTCGGTCTGCGCGGAAATTCGATCAGACGACCGGTACCGAACCGCGAGCACCGTCACGCCAGCGTATGAGGTCGGCGCCTGGAGCTGCGAACGCAGGCCGTACCATTGCAACGTGTCACGGAACTCCAATTCGTTTTTCCCGATGGGGTATCGCTGCCGCATGCGGATCTCTGGACGCATGGCGTACGGGAGATTCAGCCGCGTCGTGAACCCGATTTGATCGAGCGTGGCGCCATTATGCTGGTAGTCGAGCGAGGTCCATGCGCCGCCAATATCCATATCGCGGTACTGGACCGTGTAGTAGCCGCTCAGCGGGATCTGATTGCCTTTCCGGTCTATGAAGATCAACCCGTTCGGGCAAAAGATGTCCCACTCGACAACGCTAGTTTTCTCGCCCGCTGGGCACGCCGGGAACGGGCCTCGCCAACCTCCCTCGGAGTTCGAGGTATCAACGGTGATGCGGGACGTACTGGAGTTGAGCGGGGAGAAGCCTGGCCAACTTGGATCGGTAGCCCCCGCAGACGTCAGGCGCTCTACCGTGATCTGTTGGGCGCTATACGCAGTGATTCGGAACCGGAGCCCGCGCAGACCGATTGCGGCATCACCGGCACCCACCTGCAGGGCATTTACGGGGGCGCCGCTGTCGTAGTTCAGCGTGAGGTTTGTGGAGTTGACGGTGTTTACGACGTAGAGCCCCGAGTTAACGCCGACGACCTGAATCTCAGTCCCGACAGACAGGCCAAGCTGCGCGATATCGCCTGAGATCGTGTCGCGCGCGCTACCGCCACCATCGACGACGGTGTACGGATACTGCGCCTCAACTCGCAGGATCGTTCCGGCGACCCAATCAGCCGGGAACGAGCCGGCGCCAGAAGGGATGATGATGTTGTTCCCCGAGAACGTGAAGGTCGTTGCGGTCGGGTTCGGGGTGAGCGTCGAGGACTCGGTGAGTTCCAGGCCCGCATTACCTGTCGAGCTAGCGCCCACCTCAGGCGCGGAGTGCCACCAGATGGCGGATGGATGCGAGCCAAGATTCTGGCCTGGCTCGAAAATCTGAAACGAAGCTTCCGCGCCGAGCGCGAGGAACGTGGTATCGCCGATTTTGACCCCGCCCTCTTGTATCTGGAACCGACCACGGCCGATGCACAACAGCATTTCGGTCCACTGCTCGCGCGGTCCAGCAAAATACTTCCTGGGAGGCAGGATGTAGTCTGGGAAGATCAGGCGACGGCCGGCAACCTCACGAATGGCGTCGCCGAGCTTGACTTTGTTTCCGCGCGCACTGGAGTCGGCCAGTGACTCGCCCTGCCCCGGGTTTGTTGGCATGCCGGGCAACTGCGGCATGAGCATCCGGAATGCCGACTGGACGCCCTTGAACAATGCCGCCGTGATCGTGAACGGATCGGTCCCACGAGGCAGCTTGTAGATCCTCACAATGTCGCCGCGGTCGATGATGCGCTCGGCCCACTCACCGGGATGGATGAACTCCTCATGGGCCTTTTTCTGCTTGTCGGTGAGGTCATCGCAGAGCGCAACCTCAGCGGGGACAAAACCGATGGAGAACGGGTGAACATCGTGGCAGCGGTACCCAGGCGAATTCGCAGTCAGCCACGCATGGATCGTCATCCTGCGGCCGATCGGATGCCGCTCCAGCGGAGCTCCGTCAAGTAGCGATGGGTAGATTTCGATCACGGTAGAAGACCACCTTGGAGTATTTGTCACCGAACTTTTGGAGCGGGGTGAGTGAAACCCCGCTCCCCGGATTGATTTCGAGAATCCGCAGGCGACCATCCACCTCGACCAGCAGGCCTACGTGATCAAGCAGACGCCCTCTATAGGCCGCGGCGATGACCCCAGGTCCTGGCTCGCATTGCTCGAGCGCGCGCTGGATCTCCGTATCGCACGCCCTTTGCATCGAAACCGGGGTGAGTCGCGTGACACCACCGAAGTCGGTCAGCATCGGCAGTCCGAACAGCTCAACCCGCGCGATGAGCGTCAGGCCCCAGCAGTCCAGGCACGGCAGGGCCCGCCCGCCCTCGGTATAGATGGCGGTGAGGTATCTGTTCGGCATGGGATCAAGGCCAGTATTTGAGGCCAGGGAACTCGCTAACGTTGTAGATGTGGCGCAGCGCGGCGGTGTTGATGAGGTCGTAGTAACCGGCCTCGACCTGAACAGTGAGACCCTCGAAACCCGGCGTCTTGACCCTCATGCGGTATGGCCGCTCAGCGGGCGCTGTGAGATCGCTCTCCAGGTACATCCGCAGGATCAGGGTCACATACTCGCCAGCCTCCAGGGCTTCGTTGATACGCTGCTGGGCGAATCCGGTCACGTTGTCGATTGCGAATCCGACGTTCTGGTTTCCGCTGTTGTCTCGCTTCGGAATCGAGACATCGATCGCGCCGGCAATGAACGTCAGCAGCCGCCCGTCTTCGGTCATGCAGGTCAGGTCTTTGAACCCCTGACAGATGAGGATAGGCTCCGGCCACGCCGGGCATGACAACTCGACCGTGGCGAACTGCAGGTCTTCACCGCCGGAGGCATAGAAGCGCTCAAGAGCCGTCGCCATGTCGAGGCCACTCCCTGTTCATCGCGATGTCGAAGATGTCGGCGAGGAGGATGTACTCGGGCAGAATCTCGGCCCAGCCTGGGTCGATGATCGAGCGCTCTCGCATCACGACGGTTGCGTTGAAACGCCAGTGGTCGCGCCCGACGAGATAGCCACCGTCGTAGATCCCCTCGAAGTGCAGGTTGCACGGAACGATTCCCTCTTCCGTACGCAAATCGCACTCGAACCACTTGACGCCGTCTTTCAGGACGTCTCGGTACCACCCTTTGAACAGCCGGGCCTGCTCAGCAGTGAACAGCCAGGAAACCTCCAGTGCGACCGGCACATTGCTGAAGTTCCGCCTGTAGCGTGCCCGACCGCTCTGGAGGGACGTCCTGGCCATAGGCTCTACCGTCTTGAAGCCGTAACCCTCCCTGAGCGGGAAGGGAAGGCCATCAGGCCATTTGATCATCGCCCTGCCCTCTTGAATCCATATGCGCCTTCGATTGCTTTCGGGTAAAGCCCCTGGCCGGACGAAACCTTGTTGGCAAAGTCCTGCTCGACCGCATCGAGAGTTACCCGCAGGTTGTTCCCGTCCATGGTGGCGGTGGCGGAAACCGGAGGACCGTTGTTGATGATCTGCAGGCTGATCTGCGGCGAGCCCTGTGCGGTGGCGTCGCCGTTGCTGATCACCTCTCCACGGGTGTTCGGCAGCATGTACTGCCGGCCATTCGCAGCCTGGAACACCTCTGGCGCGCCGTTCTCGTTGATGCGGTACATGCCACCAGCCCCTACGGGGCCTCCGTACTGTCGGCCACCAGCGAACATGCCAAGCATCGCCGGGATAGCGGCCGCCATTGCGGTAAGGCCAGCCGTTGCCGCCCCACCGAATGACGCAACCGAGGCGGCAGCGGCGGCTGGCGCGTAGGCAGAAGCCATAGCGGCGCCGGTCGCCGCGGCTGTCGTCGCCGCAGCCGCCTGCTGGGCCTGCCCCATGATGAAGTTCTTCGCCTGTTCGATGCCGACCTTGACGAGGGCGCCAACGACCTGGTTCAGCATGGCGCCGGCCAGTTGCCGCATGGCGTCAGCACCGTTGTTCGCCCCGGTTATCAGCCCTGTCAGAGCGTTCGTGCCGGCCTGCTGTACCTGATCCAGCGTTGCCATGATCATCTCGTTGCCGGCAGCCTGGCGGCGGAATCGTTCCTCCTCCAGTTGCTTCATCGTGGCATCGTGCTGTTGCTCGGCCTGCGTCTTGAGTTCCAGGTAGCGCTGGTCCTCGAGCAACTTGGCCTCGTTCAGCTTTTTCAGATTCTCCAGTTCGGTCTGGTAGCGCTGGTCTTCGCCGGCGATCGGGTCTATCTGCCCCAGCAACTGCTTGTTGGCTTCGACCTGTTGCGCTTCGTACAGAGCTGCGGCGAGCGCGCGGACCTGGGCGACCTGCTCCGGCGTGGCGTACTCGTTGAGTTGCAGCTCTGCCTGGGTCTGCATCAGGTCCTTGCCCTTCAGGCCGACAAGAGCGAGTTGCTGGCCGAGGCCAGCAATGGTGTCGATGTTTTCCTTCTGCGCCTGGGCGAGTTCCTGAGCGGCTTTCTTGGCTGCCTTCTGCGCCTCGGTGAGCTTCTTCGTGCCTGTCGTGGCAGCTGCCTCGGCGTTGACAGTGCCTGTCTTCCCGCCCGATTTCCCCTGGGTAGATGGTGGCGCCACATTCGGCACGACTACCGGAGGCTTCTTCTCCTGGTCCTTGTAGAACTGGTCGATCAGCGCTTGTGTCGCGGCGATGTTCGCCTTGATTTCGTCCTCACTGAACAGCGCGATCGCCTGCCCTTTCCCACCGATGCGCAGGCGCTTCAGCGGGTTGGCCAGCATCTCCTGGTACGTGTTGAGCTGGTCCTCCAGGCGGACAATATCGTCAGACGCCGCGCCGTGTAGCGCCGCGGCAATTCCCTCGGCCGCCCATTTGACGATCCGAACGGTTTCTTTCGCGCCGGCGATGATCTGGTTGAGGGCGCCTACCACCCCGGCCGCCAACTCCTGGGCGGCACGAATGGTCTCGGGGTCCTGCAATGCATCCGCGAGTTCGGCGATGTTGCTGGTCAGAATCTGGCTGGCGCCGCTCGACTCGTTCACCTTTCCGATGAACACCGTCATGCTGTTGCGAAGCTTGGTAAACGAGTCTGCGACCGATGTTTCCATCTCATCGGCCAGTGCCTTGTTCTCGTCCCGGGTGCGGCGCAACCCTTCGTTCAGCGCCTCGACAGACAGCTTCCCGCTGGCGCCCAACTGCCGGATTTCAGCCTGGGTCCGCCCGGTAGCCTCGGCGATGCCTTCGACGATCGACGGAGTCGCGGCCATTATCGAGGCCCAGCCATCAGCCTCGACCTTGTTCTTCATCAACGCCTTGGACCACGCATCCATGGCGGTGGTGGCCTGGTCGGCGCGCGCGGCGTCGCGAACCAGCGCGTAGGAGAACGAGTCGGTGATGTCCAGGACGTCGGACGTGGTATAGCCGAGATCCCTGAGCGTGTCAGCCGTAGCCAGGTAGACCTCTTGAGCCTCGCTCAGCGCCCGGAAGGTGCCGTTGGCGGTCTGCAACAGGCGCTCCTGCACCATGGCGTACTCTTCGGCGCTGCTGGTGGCGTTCCGAATGCGCGAGGCCATCTGGCCGTACTGGTCGGAAAGTTCGATGACCGACTGGAGCGTCCGGAGCGAAAGGTAAGCAGCAACGACCCGGGTCAGCCCGCTGTATGCCGAGGTCTGGGCGCCGATCTGCTGGTTGGCCTGCCGCACAGCTCCCGCCACCCTGGTCATGCGGGTCTGCAACTTCCCAGCAGTCGCATCGGTCCGCTGCATGGAACCCTGCATGCTGTCCAGCGAGCGATCGGCGGCGTTCGCACCGTTGACGAGGCTGGAGGTATCCGCCTCGACGGTGTAGTAGATGCTGCCGACATTCTCAGCCATCAGGGTGCTCCTTTCGCCCGCGCCTTGCGCTTGGCCTCGATCTTGTCGAACCACTCCATCGTCGCGTCATGCTCTGCCGCGGTCGGGGCTCTGGCGCCCGGAGCGTTCGATTCGGTTGGTGGGTATTTCGCGCGCAGAGCACCGATCAGGCCGGTCATGGTCATGGACCAAGCTTCGCGCTCGCTCAGCCCTAGGTGCGCTATCGCCGTCGCGACGTACTCCCGCGCAACGAATTCCCCCGAGTAGTTCGGCTCTTCGTCGTGGCGCCGGGGGAGTGGCGGAAGCGCTCCTGTGACGCCGTGCTTCAGCAGGCAGCGCGCGAGAGGCACAAGGTGCTCGACGTCCGCAGTTCCTGGCCGGTAGACCAGGTCTTGGTCGTAGTAGCCAAACACGTCGGACAGGTCCTGCTCACTACAGGCCACCACCACGGCCAGGGCGTCGGCGAACTGGTCCGCCTGGTGCTTCTCGGTGATCGGGTCGCTCATGACTCGCGCGAAGACGTCGACAATCTCGGCCGGCGTACCGAGTTGGGTCATGGCGTACAGGGACGGCCGCAGGAGAAAGCACTCCCCCGAGGCCGTGTGTACGCCTATCTCGCCGATCTCGGTGAGGATCACGGTGCAGCGATGGTTACCGGAACGGTCACGCTGACCGAGGGACGTGCCGCACTGGTGATTTTCACCGTGGTGGTGCCCACATCAACGCCGGTAACCAGGCCGCTCGAGCTCACGGTGGCAATCGCCGGCGCCGCGCTTTCGTAGACCAGGCCAGGAGCCGCACCGGTCGGGGATACAGCGGCGGTCAGTTGCTGGGTGGCGCCTTCGGCGATCGAGACGGAGGTCGGCGAGACAGTGATGCCCTGCACCAGCGGGACAACCGTGACAGTTGCGGTATCGGTGACGCCCGGGGCGACGCTGGAAGCAGCGGTGATCGTGGCGGTGCCGGCCGACAGCGCGCTCACCTCGCCGGTAACCGCGTTCACCGCGGCCACGGTCGGCGCACTGGAAGTCCAGCGCAGGCCTTGCGGAGCGCCAACAGGCAGCACGACGCCCTCGAAGTTGAAGCCTTCGCCAACGGTAAGCGAGAGGGTCTCTGGCACGACCTGAATGCTGGTCGGGTCCGGCGCATCCGCGTCGGGGGTGTCCTCGACGATCAGGCCGAAGTCCGAAGCGGTCGCCGAAGCCTCGAAGCTGTAGGTGGCAACATCATCATACGGCGCGCTACGACTGAAGCTGGTGATCAGCATAAAGCTGGTGAAAGTCAGGTCCGGGAACGTGTATCGAAACCACGCGGTAGGCTGCCCACCAGTCGCGATCGGATTTGCGACATGCTTTTGCACTCTTTTCAGCATTTCTGCGCCGGCCCCGCTGTTTTTCAGAACACCGTCCCCAGACACATCTAGAGTCTGGAACGTAGCCAGGTTCTCGCGCAGGTATCCGATATTGTCGGAATCCGTGGCATCAGCCGTGTCCCAAGCAAGGTTCCACTCTTTTGTACGCATGGAACCAAACCGCTCCCAATCGGTTTCAACTGGGAGTTGGTCACCACACAACATCGCGATTTCGACGACCACATCCCGGCCGACATATTTCTGTTTTTCGCAAGCCATGTCTGGCCTCCTGATTAATAGAGAACTTCAAGGTCCAGGCTGTACCAGGCCCGGTTTTCGGTGGTGTATCCAGGCCCGATCGGCTCGCCGATTGCCCGAACAGATGCGGCGCCACAGGGGACGCTGTCACCAAGCGCTACCTGCGCCAGGGTCTCGATTGAGTTGCCGACGTCGACAACATGTTTCCGGACGCCCTTCGGGCCGAGGAGGATCACCTTGAACCGCAGGCGACGAATGTCGACCTGAGTCGGGGGGCCGCCGGTTTGCTGGATCGCTGCGATGAATGCCGAGTCGAGCGAGGGGTGGTCGACCCACATCCCGCGGCTGTACTGGTAGCCCTCGCCCAGGATCGAAGCCAGCCAATCCTGGAAGGCGTCGTAGGGGGTCATACGCGGTATGTCCTGCGGAGGATGGCCGGGATGGCTGGAATGATCTGGTCAAAGCCCTTCGTGAGAAATTCAGGCTCCGCATTCGGGTCCCAGTAGTTTCCCCGGCTAGGGTCGTTCTCGTCCCGTGGCTGGCCGGCGAGAATGCCTGGTGCTTCGTGGACTGCTGCTGCGTAGGAAGCGGTGTAACCGACGCTACCCTCGACCCCGTTGGGGCCAACAGTGATCTGGGGCGACGTCCTACTGTTGATCAAGGTTGATGTTTCGGTCGGCGTCATTGCATCCGCCGCGCCGGCTCCCTGGCTCAGCACCTCATAAACAGCGCGCTCGGAAACGCCGCCGGCGATGTTTTCGACAGCCACACGAAGATTCCGCCGCACGCGGTCGATGCCTTGGATTGCCATGTCAGGTCACCAGTAGAAAGTCCGGCTGCTCGCCGAAGAAGGACATGTCCCAGTTCGTCACCGAGCGAATCTCTTCCCAGCCGTTGGAGCCGTCGAACTGGATCAGGTCCAGGTACTTCGGCCGGCGATCTTCGGTGTAGATCTGGTGGCGCGACACGAACTCGGCGCCGTTGTTATCGCGGACCTGCTCACCCTTCGCTACCCAGGTGCAGGCGATCTCGTACTCGGGGCCGTAAACGGCCTCCTGGGTCGAAAGGTCGAAGTGCAGGAATGGCCGAACCGTCGCCGTGTTGGTGTAACTCCAATTCGCTGTCGTGCTCATGAGTCACCACACATGCAGCCACCGCGCGCTATCCAAAGACCGCCGTGTGCGGTCTGGGTTGGGTTCGGGGGAATCAGCCCCGTCGCACATCCGTACTTGTCCAGGGCGTTCAGCAAGGCCAACTGCGCCTTCCAGCGATCAGCAAAGGCCTGGTAGCGGAACGATCGAGAAGCGCCGGATGGTGCCGTCTGGCTGCTGATGTACTTGTCGGCCTGGGCCAAGGCAAACAGCGCCAGCAGGTAGGCCTGAATCAGCAGCGCGGTCGATGCCGGGTAATGGGCATCCAGGCAGTCCTGGATCTGCTGCAACTGCTCGATCCACGCCGCGAGGATGAAATCGGGCACGTTGTCGATGCCCTGGCTCTGCAGGTACTGCCGGGCCTGTTCAACTGTGATCATGTCCGATTCCTGGAAGAAGAAGGCCCCATTTCTGGGGCCAGAAACGACGAAGCCGCCCGCAGGCGGCCTCTCGTCACGCACCGGTCACTTGGCCGGGAACAGCTTCGCCAGTTCGCCCTCCGGCAGCAGGGCGGCAAGCGCTTCCTCGCCCTGGCGGCCATCGAACTCGATCTTCAGCTCCTTCAGGCGCGCTTTGATCAGCTCGCGGCGCTCGCTACCGTCCGGGATCGCCGGCGTCAGGGTACCGGCCTGGGCCTTGGCCTGATCCAGGATCTTCGCTGCTTCCGCGTTGGCTGCGGCGATGATGCCTTCGGCCTGAGCCTTGGCATCAACGATCATGGCGTCGACGGATGCCTGCGCTTCGGCGAGAGCTTGCTTGGCCGCTTCGTCGACCTGGGCCGAAACGTCCAAGCTCAGGCTTCCGTTCTTGAGTGCGTTAATCTCACGCACGTTCGGCAGGAGCGCCGAAGCCAGAGAGTCGAGTTCCAGCACCTGGCCCTTGGAAACGCCGTTCCAAGGTTTGATCACCTCGTACTTGGGCATGTTGCTCTCCTTACGCCAGGTTGGCGCCGTAGATCACGCCGGACAGACCTTCGTCGTCCTTTTTCACCTGGATGCCCATGGCGCTCATGATCTGGAAGTTGTAGTTGACCTGCGGCAGAGGGCGCGGCAGCGGGATAACACCGGTAGCCATGCCGACCAGCGGGGATACCACGTCACGACGTCGCTGATAGCCCAGGAACTCGTTGCCCGACAGGGCGAAGGTCTGGCGAACCTCGCGCGCCGGGATGAAGCGCATGACCGCATCGAGCACGGTGCCGGCCACTACCGCATTCGCACCGCCGCCCATGGTGATCATGTACGGCTGAGCGAGGTTGGCGTTGATTTCCGGGGAAACCCAGAGCACGTCGTAGGCGTCGACCTTGTTCGTGCGCGCGGCTTGGCCGAATGCGCCTTTGGTGAAGAAGTCGATGATCTGCTGCGGCGTGGCAGTGGTCAGGTCGATGTTCGCGCCGCCGGCGCCGGAGCCCAGGTTGACCTTGATGGTGTTGCGGTGATTGCGCAGACCCTGAGCTGGGTAGTTCTCGACCTGGATGTTGGTGGCACCGTCCAGGGTGTAGGCAACGATCCGCTTGTTGAACTTGCGGAGCTTCGCGGCCTGGGAATCCAGGACCAGGTCGATGCCGACGGTGCTCATGCCAGCGGCATGGCGCCAGTTGACACCGTAGCCGGCGGTGAATACCGGGATCGGGTCGCCGTCGGAGTTGTACTCGGTGTGATCGAAGGAGTACGGGGCCTGGCCGTCGATGCTCACCGACACGTCATCGGCGATGTCGCCGACCACGTTGTAGAGTTTGGCACTCTTGCCGATCGGCAGAACGGTCTGCACCTGCAGGAGGTCGTTGACGATCTCCATGCCGGTCTCCTGGTTGCGGTACTGGATGATCTGGGCGTCGATCTCTGCCCAGAACTCACGACCCAGGCCGGCCAGCGCATTGCAGGCCAGCATTCCCGGGGTCATGGCGCCGCGGTGCTCGGCGAGCATAGCGGCGTTCTGGTTGTTCCAGATGTTGCGGTTGGCCTGCAACTCCTGGAAGTGGCCCATCAGGCGGGGATGGGCGGCGATTGCTTGCTGGGTGAGGAACATGTGTCCGTACTCCTATTAGGGCGCCGGGGCGGCGACACTGCCGACACGGAAGCGGATGCGGATGAAGTCGGTTTGGCCGGAGGCGATGACTGCATCGTCCTGGCTGTAACCGAGGACCGTGTCGGTATCGCTCGACGCGATGGCACCCTGGCCACTGGTTCCGAGCTTGATCGGCGTGTCCTTCTTGTAGGTACCGGCCGGGCACAGCACGGCGAGTTCGCAACCCTCTTCGACGTAGTTGCCCACGGCCGAATGGCCGGCGGGAACCGCATCGCGGATGTTGAGACCTTCGTGGTGAGCGCAGTCGATGACGTAGAGTCGGCCAACGCTTGCGCTTGCCTGGGCGAACAGGTCGCTGCCATTGATCACGGCGAACGTGCCGGGCAGGAGATCCGCGGCGGTCTTGCGGGTTTCGGTCTTGAACAGCGACTTGCCGTCGATGTTCACGCGACGATAGCGAGACATGGCTTACTCCTTCGGCAGGTTGTTGATATCGGCGGTGAGACCGCCTTTGTCGGTGGCGGCATTGGCGCCCAGCGGGGCGGACTCGCCGCACTGCTTGAACATTTCCTTGAGCGCGTCGCCGGCCAGGCTGTTGGCGATGACCTCGCCGAACTTGGCCTTGACCGCTTCGCGCATGCTGTCTTCCTCGGCGCGCTGGTTGGCGGTCAGCGTGTCGGCCAGGGCCTTGTGGTTGGCGACCAGGCCGTCGACCTTATCGGCCAGGGGCTTGATGATGGTGTCCGCCAGTTCCTTGATGGCGCTGGAGGTGTTGGTGCCGATTTCCTTCACGATTTCGGCCTTTTCTTCGGGGGTCAGGGGCATGTCGCCCTCCTTCTCAGGTTGATCAGGCCGAGCCTGACGATGGGTGAAAATGTTCTTGATGCTGTTGGCCACCATGGCGACCCAGGACTCTTGCCTGACAACGGGCTGGCCGGATTCGTCGAAGACGATCTTCCCTGCCTCGAGCTTGTAGCCGTACACCTCGGTCACACCGCCGTTGAGGCTGATCACGGCCTGGGAATCGGTGAAGTCGGCAACCCATGCGTACTGGTCGGGGCCGGAGGCGAATCGCTCCTTTGCGGCTCGGTCCAGGCGCTGCTCGCGCTCCCGGTAGGACTCGCCAACCAAGGCGCCGGAGTTCGGCTGAAGCGGCACAGCCTGGTCCGCGTTCACCATGAGGCCGACGCCCTGCTCAGGAGTGGCCGCCCCTACTTCGTGCAGCAGGATCGCGTCGTGGTCCATGCTCTGGATGTCGGCGACCCACTCCGCGCCTTGGGCGCGCTGGCTTTCGTTCGGCTCGATGCGGTTGAGGAATGCGGCAACACTGGTATGGATCGGGGGGACGTCATCCCCCTTCTCCAGCGCTTCGACGCGCTGCAACAGTTCACGGCCGCCCTCCGTGGACTTGGCGAACTCGACGTCGACCCACTTCTCCATGTAGACCCGGTTGCCTGACTTCTTCACGTTGCGGTTCCAGGCGCCGACGTGGGCGGCGTTGATCCCTTCAGGCGAGAACGCAGACACGAACTTCCCGTCGACCATCGGGTGCCCGAGCGGCGCCAGCGTTCCCTCCAGGCCTGGGTAGTGCTTGTCGATCTGCTCGGCGGTGTAGAGACCACCGTTCATGATCACGCCGGCCGGCAGGGTGTAGCTCGGCAGAACCAGATGTTCGCGCCCGTTGTGTGTCTCACGCCGAATGCTGGCGCTGTTGACCTGGGTGGTGATGTTGACCTGCATGGGCATGGCTCAATCCTCTTTCGCCCAGGGCCCGCGCCCTTTGGCTTTCATGACTTGGTAGTTGCGTCGCGCGCGCTCGACGATGGCCGGGACCACCGGGTTCCCTTCGTCATCGACCAGTACCTCGACCTGGCTGCACTTGCAGTTGATCGAGTTTCCGTCTCGGCTGTACCAGTTCCTCACCTCGTCCGAGGTGTAGAGCCTGGCGTGCCTGGCCGCATGGGTTGCCCTGGTGCTGGGGGACAGGGCCGACATATGCATCAGCTTCGACTGAACGCCGTAATCGGCCTCAGCAGCGTCTTTCTCGTCCCAGCGAGCCCTTCGGAGAGCGGTTGTGACTTCGGTGCGTGCGATGCGATGGCCGCGACGCGCCTCGATGCCGGTCTGGGCGGTCAGGTCCCGTGCGATTTCGCGGGGATTTTTCCCGCGCCCCATGCCCTCGGCGAGAATGCGCGCCATGTCGGCCTTGACTTGGCCGGACAAGCCCTTCATCTCCTCGAACTCCCGGGCGCGAAGCAGTGCCATCCGCGCGCGGTAGGCGTCGGATCGAAGCAGGACATCCAGCGATTCCCGGCCGGCGCGGTATGCAGGCGATTGCTGCGCCAGGTTGGCATGCGTCTGTGCGGTACCGCGGATGTAGGCAACCCCGACATAGGATTCGAAGAACCAGAGGTCGCGCTCCCCGCCCTCCTGCAGTATCTCGTCGACCATCAGGTTGGTGTCGGCGAAGATCGCGGAGAGAAGGGCCTGGTCGAGACGGTAGGTGTACTGCTCATTCACCACCGGCTGGGCCGGGATTCGGTCCAAGGCAGCGACATAGCCATCCCGGATTTTCCGCATGCGCCTGTCGAACTCGCGCATTGCGCCCCTTTCCAGTCGATCTACCCCGGTCGGGTCACTGCTGCTCGCCGGTAGGATCGGTGCGCGCGGCATCTTCATCCTCCGGTTTAGTATCAGGCAGCGGGTCACCGCCCACGAGCGGGTCGTAGCCAGCCTCTTCGCGGATCTCCTCCGCGGTGAATACCGGCTCGCCAGTGCCGATTGCGGCGCTGTTGATCTCGCTCATGGTCTTGGAGTTGGCCAGGCGCTCGGCCTTGGTTGGAACGGTGAGGTCATCCCAGATTGCCGTGAACTCGGCCTTCAGCGGGACCACGCCGATGCGCATCAGGTGCCCGAACAGGTCGTTGATCTCGAACGTCAGTTCTTGCACCCGGCGCGCCTGGCATCTGGCGTTGTGGTACTTCTGATCCTCACTGCTCGCCCTTTCGCCGGTCTGCATGCCCACCAGGATCTTGGTCGGGATGTCGACGCCGGCGGCGGCGGTTTGCAGGTTGACGTTGTAGGTTGGGCTGGGGTCCGAAACAGCGGACACCATCTGCGTGACGGTCGCCCCTTGGGTCGGGAGCAGGACATCGACGCCGAGGTTGAGTTGGCGCGCAGCCTCGTTGAAGCGCTCGTTGAGCGCATCGAGGGTCACGCCGTAGGTGCTGGCGATCTCGCCAAGGTTAATCTCCTTGTCGAAGTTCAGCAGGAGCTGGCGTGCGGCGTTCTTCAGGAACGATTCGCCACTGCCTCCCTCGACCTTCTCCAGGCTGATGAATGAGTTGTAGGCAGGCTCCAGGAATCCGATTGCATCGCCGGTCCAGTCTCCGAGAATGAAAACCCGGTCCGGATGGATATCTCGCACCAGACCGGGACGACCGGCTTGGGAAGCCTCGGTGTATTCCCACATGGTGGGCTGCCCGTAGGTCTCGCTACCTAGCTTTTCGTCGAATGACTTCGGCTTAAGGCACCCAGCCCAGGCTGGGGTGACCTTCGCCAGGCCATTGACCTTTCCCGTGACAGGCCTATCCCACGGCTGGCTATCCCTGATGTGCAGGAGCAGCCCGGAATAACGACCCACCAAGCGGCGCCTGTCGGCTTCGGAGACAGCCCGCCAGAACCTGCCGCCTGCGATCAACGGCTTGTTCTTCCTCTCCCACTCGGTTTCGTCCTTGGAGCGGTCCTGGTCGTCACCCTCGATGACCTGCGGATTCGTCTTCCAGCAAGTGGTGACGATCTTCTCGACCGCGCCATGGGCGATACCGCCCCGCCGGTACATGGTGTACAGGTCGTTGAACGTGATTTCCTGGGGGAATCCGTACTCGCACCATGCCTGCGGCCGCTTGGCGTCATGGCCGATGCCCTGGTTCAGCAGGCTCATTCGCGCACGCGCGATAGCACTGCTCATCGCGTGATTGACCGCGAGGTCGAGTTTGTCAGTCATGGTCAGTCCGATTTCAGGATTAGGCCTGGCTTGTCCGTCTCGCGGACCAGTTCGACAGATGAGAGGTTGGGATCGCGCCAGACCATCGTCCCTTCAGCGCCAGCGTTCTCGACCGCCACGGTGCGGGCGCATGTAGTGCAGCGCGCACGGACAACCATGGAGCGGCTGGTAGCGCGCTCCTTGAGGATGAAGATGGCCATCAGCGGGCTCCGGGTAGCAGCATACCGACCGCGCCGCGGCGCTTGATCAGCGGGCCCAACGCGTACCGGCTCGCGTCCATGAAGTGGTTGTTCTTGTCGATGATCTCGGCGAGCACGTCACCGGTCAGGCGGTCGACCTTGTAGCTGTAGAGCCTGGCCTCGCGCAGGAAGCCGGTACAGCGCACGTGAATGACAATCTCGACGTAGCTGCGCAGATGCGCGATGCCGTCCTCGACGCTGCCTTGCCACTTCGCCACCGGCTCGATGCGCGGCAAGTTGGCGCGCTTGTGGTCACGCCCCTTGCTCTTGACGTGGCTGATTGTCTCCGGCCTGGCCGAATCGGCCCGCACGGCGTGCAGTTCGATGCCAGGCAGACGGTCGATCATGAACTGGGCGATGTCGTCGTTTTCGAGGCCGACCTTGCTGGCTTCGTACTCGACCCAGAGCCGGCGATCGTGCACCCAGAGCTTCACGCCGGCTGTGGGGTCCTGACTGAACCCCCAGTCCAGCCCGTAGTAGGGGCCATCCCAGCCCGGTTCAGGCGTGAACTCCGCCACTCGGTACTTGCCGGACAGGATCTGCGCGTCGCTGTTCTCGCGGTAGGCGCCATCCCAGATCCAAGCGTAGGTCTGGTCGTCCAGCGACTCCCTGTCGTTCAGGCGCTCCTGATCGAGGACGTCGGGGAACCAGGGATTGTCCGTGTAGTTCAGTTCGACGATCTTGGCGCCGGCCGGCATGTTTTTCCGGAACCGGGTGTCGGTAGGGCTGCCGTCCTTCTCCGGGTTCCAGGTGATCCAGACTTCGGAGTCGCACTCGCGAACCGTCGGCACCAGCTTCTGCCAGGCGATCTCACTGACGTTCTCGGCCTCATCGACCCATGCGATGAGGATGCGCGCCTTCGACTTGATGCTATCGAGGTTGTGGCGTAGGCCGGAGAACGAGAACCACACCCGTCGGTTGCGGGTGCGGATGAACTTCTCGCCGATCTCGAAGTAGGCGTTGAGCCAGGGTTCGGACCGGATCGCCTGCTTGACCTCCTCCATAGAGGAGTCTTCCAGGCTGTTCATGTACTCCCGGCCGCAGAGAATCTGCCCGGAGATACCAGCCTCGGCGAACATGTAGGCCCGGATCGCCGCCATTTTGGCAAAGCTGCGTGTCTTGCCGCTGCCGCGCCCGCCGTAGGCGGCCCTGTACCTCGCGGGCCCGGAGAAGACCGGAATCAGCTTCGGTGGGAGTTCAATCCGTGCTTTCACCAGGCGCCACCAGTTCGATCATGGTCGGCATGGTGGGAATCGGGCCGCCGCCGGGGCCCGAGTGCTCGAACTTGTCGGTGAACACGCCGTGGTGGCGGCCGAGCAGTTCCAGGTTCTTCACCTTGTCCGGCCATTTGATCTTCTTGAGGATGCCGACCGCCGCGCGGGAATCGCCCTTGCCCTCGAACATCTCGGCCAAGTCGAAGCCGCTGAGGTACTGGCGCCAGGCCTTGGGCCACTGGCTGAGCGGGCGGAGGGTCAGGTCATCGTTGACAATGTCCAGGAGGTCCATCTGATCGATCTCCTCCAGGCGCCGGACGACGTAGTCGGCGTCAGACCTGGTGCGCTCGGCGCGCTCCTTCATAGCCGCCTGTATGGCGGATGTGATGTCCGGCTTCTGCAGCAGTTGGTAACCGATCTCGGACGCGCGATTCTTGCTGTACCCGGCCCTGATTGCCGCCTGGGTCGCATTGAGGTCGAGCAGATACTCGGCGACGAAGCGGCGCTGTTTTGCTGTTAGCGCCATGGATCACCTCAACTGAGCCTCAGGATGGGCGCGATGTTGCCCTTGTTGCGGTAGACCAGCACCAGCAGCACCAGCAGGACCGCCAGCAGGTAGGGCGATATCGGCGTTGCGTGGCGCGCCATCAGCACGGCCAGGCTGATCGACAGCGCCTGCATGCCGGTCCCAGCGGCGAGGATGTACGCGCAGAGCGAGACGCCGAACCGGTACGTGGCACCGTGGCGCTGGTACGTGAAGATGCGGCAACTGATAGCGCCGCAGACGGCCGCAGCCGTCAGGGTCACCAGATCAACCATCTTTCCGGCCTCCGATCATGCCGACGATGCGCTGCAGAACGATCTGGAGCCATGCCGGCGCGCGGCCACCAATCATCCAGTCGAGCACGCCGATCAGGATCGTGACGATCAGCGCGGCGGTGACCAGTGCGGGCAGCCCGGAGAACTGGGTCGCGCCCCGCCCGACAGCCTCTGTGGCGGCGTAGTAGCCGCCGACCCAGGACGCCAGCAGGTAGCCGAGGCGCCTGGCCATGGTCAGGTCGTGAGCCCAGAGCACGAACAGCAGCGCGCCGGCGAAGCCGCCGATCACCGCATTGACGTCGACTCCGGGGATGATCGCGGTGGCAGTGAGCCCGACGGCGCCGGCTGCTGCTACTGCTCCGCTGCTCGTCGGTTCAGCCATGGGGTACTCCAGAAACGAAAAAACCCGGCGCCAGGGCCGGGTTTTCGGGGGAATCTGTTGGTTGGGTGCAACTGTGCACAATGGCAAAACGATACCCAAATGCTCGCCAAATCGTCAAGCGACCCGTTTCAGGCGCTCCCGCTGGGCCCAGTAGGCCGCCACGCGGTCATGGTAGCGCTGATGGACACCGGGGCATTCCAGGATGTCCTCGCCCCACTCCTCCCGGTATGCCTCCGCGTACCGCTTCATCCTCGCCGCCCACCGCGCCAGCTCCTGGTCCGACATCCCGCGCAGACGTTCCGCCAGGCGCTGCTGGTGATGCTCCCGGCGCTCGGCGTAGGCCTCGGCGCGCTGCAACGCCGCCACATCGCGGTCGACCTGCTGCCAGCGCCAGCCCGGCCCCTTCCGCAGGCCGCACTGCTTCGCCACCACCTCGGCGACCGGCCTCAGCGCCTGGGCATCCAGCTTGTCGACGTGGCGCGCCAGCCGCTCCCAGGTGCTGGCGTAGTCGCGAGCCCAGTGGCTGGGGTCGATGCGGCAGCCCAGGCGCTCCTCGATGAACAGGCAGACCTCGCCCGGGCGCAGAGTGTCGCGGCCGTTGACGGCGCGCTTGTGCGAGTTGATCGCCGCCAGCGCCATCCAGTAAGCCCGCTCGCCCTGGCGCTGAGTCAGTTGGCCGAGGCCGGCGCCGATCCAGACCAGGCCGTGAGCGATCGCCACGTCGTCACCGGTGGCCAGCGGCGAGTACAGCGTGTGGCCGAAGTGCTGCAGCGGCTTCGGCAGCGAGCGGATGGCAGCCTGCACCAGGCCGGCGGCCAGCATGTGGGCGCTACGCCCGTTGGTGTCCTTGCGGTCGGGGTGCGTCTCGTTGGCCACCCGCCCCTTCTTGCCCAGCGCGGCCTTGTCGGCCGCCACCGCCAGCACTGAGCTCCGACTCTCGTAGAAGGCGTCGTGCCAAGCCTGGCGCGCGCTGATCAGTCTCATTTCGACTCTCCCCTGTAGTTTCCTGTAGTCACCGCTGCGCTCCCTGGGCCATCAGCGGAACAATCTTCACCTCGACACGCGGCACCTCGGCGTACCGCTTCGCGAGCATCACATTGACGACCTGGGTGTCGTCCTTCCACGCAACGCCGTTGAGCGCGTCACACACCGCCTTCAGGCAGTTGTCGGCATCGCATTTCACGGTGGGCATGACCTCGCCGATCAGCGCCATGGCCTGGCGCTTCTTCGACCAGGACCGCGGAATGGGGTGGAACATCCGCAGTTCGATGAGCACGGGGCCGGCGATCAGGGATCGACCTGCGAGCGCTTCCTGGGCTGCCATGGCCACCAGCCCCTCGTAGTTCGCCGTCTTCGCCGGCGTGAACATCCTGGCGTGGGCGCCGACACGACCGATACGCGGTCTCCCCTTCCCCACCGGCTCGCCAGGTACGGTGAACATCACTGGACGGAGGTCAGCCATTGGCGCGCCCTCCCTTCATCCCGCGGTAGCGATCCGCCATGCTGGTGACCTTCGGCGCCTGCTGAGGCTCGTCGAAATCGAACTCGTCCAGCGCGCCCGGAGCGAGCTGCTCGAATCGCGAGTACTTACCCAGGAACGCGCACCGGACAGTGCTTGGTTCGCCGTTGCGGTGCTTCGCGATGATCAACTCAGCCACGCCGCGGTACTGGGTGTCCGGGTGATAGACCTCGTCTCGGTACACGAACATGATCACGTCGGCGTCCTGCTCGATCGCGCCGGACTCCCGGAGGTCGGACATCATCGGACGCTTGTTCGGCCGCTGCTCCAGCGAACGGTTGAGCTGCGACAGCACGATCACGGGGATGCCAAGCTCCATCGCCAGCAGCTTGCACTGGCGGGACATGTCGCTGACGTCCTCGGTGCGAGTGGACTTGCCGGAGCTCTCCAGGAGTTGCAGGTAGTCCACCACCAGCAGGCTCAGCCCATGTCGCTGCTTGTGACGCCGGGCCAGGGCCCGCAGTCGAGCGGCGTTCAGCCCGGGGCGATCGGCCATGTACAACTTCGAGCGCTTGACCTTCAGCGAGGCAGATCCCAGCTCGGCACCATGGCTGGACGGCGCGGAGCCGTCCTTGATCGCGGTGAGCGGGATGCGACCGAGCGATGCCAGGATGCGATCCATCAACCCGCCGTTGGTCATCTCCAGCGAGACGACCAATGCCGGGTCACCCAGGTCGCAGGCGACGTGCTCGGCGATGTTGATCGCCAGCGCGGTCTTGCCCATTGCAGGACGGCCAGCAATCACGACCATGTCGCCAGGCTTCAGGCCCATGAGCTTCTGGTCCAGGTCGCCGATGCCGGTTGCCAGACCATCCAGCTTCCCGCCGAGGTCGGAGCGGCGCTGCAACTCCTCGATGTGGTCGGTCAGCACGTCAGCGGCATGGCGCACCTCGTGCGTCGAAGTCTTCGAGTCGAGCGCCATGACCATGGCCTGGGCGGCGCCGACCTTGTCGGCCTGGGCGGCCTCGCTGAGCGCCAACTCGTGAAGTCTGTCCCCCGCAGCCGCGAGAGCTCGGTCAACCGCTCGCTCCCGAACGATCCGCGAGTAGGTTCCGGCGTTCGCCACGCTGGGAGTGTTCTGGATGATCTGGCCGATGTAGGCCAGCCCGGTGATCACCCCGTCAGTGGTTTGGACCTGGTATCGGTCGCCCAGGAATTCACCGACGGTCACGATGTCTGCCGGCTGGCTGTCGCTGTGTAGAGCCAGGATGGCGCGGTACAGGTCGCCGTTCTCTGGCCAGTAGAAATCCTCCGGGGTCAGCTCTGCCGACAGCACGTCGATCAACTCGTTGCGCAGGAGCATGGCACCCAGAACGCCATGCTCGGCTTCCAGGCTGAACGGGTCACGCATGGTAATTTCCCTCGACGATCTTCACGAAGTTCGACGGCGCGATGATCCAGTCGAACGTGGCGCGGAATGGCTTCGCACCGTTGCGACCGGGGACATTGCCCATCAGGAACGGGGAGGCCTTGACGGTTTCGAAGAGCTCTCGCCAGAAGTCCAGCGAGCGGTGGGCTTCGTGCTCCCTCCATCGGGCTTGCAGGTGGCGCCGCCGGGTGTCGTTCAGCAGGGCGACTGCTGGGAGCTCTGGCAGCACCTGGTGGTACAGGTCTGCAATGGCCTGTGCCGGGCACGGTTTGATTCCGTGGTGGTGGCCGTTCAGGCTCTCGGGTTGCTCAGGTTCGAACAGGTCTTCGTCGGTCGACGGTGCTGGTTGGCGCGAAGCGTCAACGAGTCCTACGTCAGTAGGACTTAGCTCTTGATCTTTAATCCCTGTCCCTGTCCCTGTCTTAGCCGTGTCAGGTACGTGACCTGTCACAGTGACAGGTTCGTGACTTGTCACAGGTTTAACGATCTTCTCGAAGCGTGACCTGAGCTCTGACGTGTGGGTGTTCCAGGGCAGGACGATCCCGACTGCACGGAGCGCATCGAACATCCGCTTGCGGTCCTCGCGCTCCTTCTGCTTCCGGGCTTTTTCGTTGTCCTTGGCCTCGCGATACTCGACGCGCTCGGCCCAGGCCTCCAAGGCTTTATCGGCCACGACGGGGTGGTAAAGACGGCCGTCGGAGCACTCGATAAAGCCCCTCAAGGCGCCCTCACGTACCTTGCGCCATCCCTTGATATCGCCTCGGCCATACCCGGCATAGGTAGCAAGAGCTGTGTCGGAATTTGGTAGGGAACCGGCTGGAACCTGTCCCCAAGATGCGCACCACAGCAGGACTGCGGCGCGAAATTCGTCGCCGGTAGCCTCGATGGCTAGGTCGCTATCGCGCAGCCTGGCAACGTCCAGCGGCATAAATGTCAGCCCGCGCAGGTCAACTTCCTGCGGGACCAGTGGCTCAGGGAGCGACATGGAAGGCCTCCTTCGGCCTGCGTAACGATGCCCGGAGATGCGCAAGGCACTCCCGGCGAGCTTTCTCTTTCGCGATATCGCTGTAGCTCTGCTTGATCTGCTGGGCGGCCTGCAGAGCCATCTGCTGGTGGAACTCGACGCTTCCCGCCGGAACTGGTACGGATCTACCGAGCCCGCTCAGCACGCAATCGAGTGCCTCGGCGACCGGGCGAGCGTCCGGACCACGGAACTCTTCGCCGTCCGGCTGGCCAATCTGGAAGGACGGCATTCAGTCCCAACCCAGCGGTCCCGGCCGCTTCTTCTCGGCCTGAAGGCCCAACTCAGCCAGCGTCTTGAGCGCCTGAATGTACTCGAATGGATGACACTGAGCCGACATTGGGACGACCTGAAGCTCCAGAAGCGCAAGCACCTTGCACCACCGCTCTATCTCGCCCTCTTTCCAGCGGCTGACAGTAGATTCGCTCACGCCGATTGCATCAGCGACGGTCTTCTGCCCAACCGACAAAAGCCGGTTCAGGACTAGGGACTCGAACTCCCGTGCCCTTGCGTCGCGCTCGGGGTTTAATTGGCTGGCTGTCATGGTTACGACGCCATCCGCTTAGGCTCGTCTTCTTCGCGAGCCTGAAGCGCGCCAGAGGATGCCTTCTCCAGGACGCACTGATGCTGATAGGAAAACCCACCTTCCGATTTGCACTGAGAAATGCGCCCAGGGCTTACGCCTAGGGCCTTCGCAATCGCTCGCCCTGTTCCGAAGTGGGTGAGCGCCTGTTCGTAATTCATACGGCTGCCTCCATGGTTTTGCTGGAGTTTAGAAAAATAAACAGTCGCATGCAAGTTATCTAAACCAACAAGGATTTAGAATCCTAAACATGGACTTTTCAGACAGACTCAACCAGCGCATGGATGCCTTAGGCATCAGCGCCGCAGACATCTCCAGAGAGATCAAGGTCTCCAAGGGGACTCTCTCCCACTGGACCAATGGCACCAACAAGGCCAGAGGAAAGAACCTGATCGCCTTGGCCAAGGTGCTTCGATGCAGCGCCTCCTGGCTGGAAACCGGGAAGGGAGAAAAGGAGCTTCCCGCACATGAAGGGGCTCCTTCAGAGGCCGACTACGCTCTTATTCCCCAGCTCACCGCTAAGGGTTCGTCGGGAAATGGCTACCTAAACGATCATGTTGAGGTCAAGGGTGGATTGGCATTTAAGCGCGACTGGCTTCGACGCATGGGGCTGAAGGCTGAAAATCTTCGCGTAGCCTACAACCAGGGAGACAGCAACTGGCCTACCCTCTCCGACGGAGAGGTCGTCCTGATAGATGTTTCCTGCAAGGAGCCCGCGAACGGGAAGATGTTCGCCCTGCATGATGCCGACCAAGAAGTGATCTTCAAGCGCCTTATCCGAGAGATATCAGGAGGATGGCTGATCCGATCAGATAATCAGGACAAAAATCGATACCCAGACCAGCCTGTCACTGATGACGGAATGCGCGGCGTAGACATTATCGGTCGTATCGTTTGGCGTGGCGGCGCGATGTAGTCAGGTGCTGACCGGCACTCGGGCTTTTTGATAATCAAGGAGGTTTCATGCGTTTAATCGCCATAGCAGCAATAATGATCATGCTGTCAGGTTGTGCCGTATCTCAACAAAAGCCGGTCCCGAGAATTCCATTCCCTGCTGCTGAATTTGCCGCTCTTCCGACAAAAGGGACTGGCACATTGACTGGCCAGGTCTTTATGAAGACCGTTGGTGGAGATGTGAAATTCGGTGCAGGGAGCACAGTTTACCTAGTCCCCGTTACGTCCTACTCGAAACAGTGGTACGAAGTGAACTACATAGGAGGACAAGCGCTTGAGGCGCCAGATCCTCGATCAGGACAGGGGTCCATCACTACGGTGGCGGACGGGAACGGAAACTTCACATTCACGGACATCCCGCCAGGCGACTACTTCCTCAGCTCAACCGTCACTTGGCAAGCGCCATCGAAATACGGACTCCTGCCTCAAGGAGGCGTAGTGGCCAAGGTCGTGAGCATCGCTGATGGCATGAAGCTTCGCGAGATGCTCACACGGTAACACCCTTAACCAGAGGGACATAGCCCGCCTAGCGCGGGCTTTTTTGTGCCCGCTCAATCCAAAAGTTTAGATTTCTAAAAAAATCCCTTGACCTTAATCGTTTAGTTTTCTAAATTTTACCTCAACGCCAGCAACACACCGCCGGCCAGGCCACCGAGCCGACCGCTCTTTCACAACCCGCGCCATGAACAGCTAGCCGCAACGCGGCGAGGCAGCCCCGGCCATCACCCGTGGGGCGACAGAAAGTCGGGTGAGCAACATCAACAGCAGAACGCATCGCCTCTGCGGCGACCGGCGATCAGACAGGCGAACGAGGAAAGCCTGCCAACGCGATGGCGACCCCGCGGCAAGGGGCGACCGGAGACGGCTGATCGAGGGCGAAATGCCCGAACCGTGTGAACGACCCGCACGCGATGCGCAGCGCCGCCCAGCGCTAACCGGGCAACAGCGACACCGATTTCCTCGATGCCCTTCTCGCGAGGGGCATCAGGGAAACCAACCTGAGGAATGCCAATGAAGCAGTTCGCGAAGCTGTTCGAGTTCGAAGACCTGGGCCAAGTGCTCGTGATGCTTGATCGCGGGGATGACGGCCCGGAGGTGCGCCTCTACTTCAAGCCCGACGGGCTTGGCGTCTGTTCAGTGGCGTGCAGCAACTTCCCCGGCGATGAAGACGAGCAGTGGGACTACGCCGAAAAGGGGTTCGCCACGGTGGACTCCGAAGGGGTTCACGACCTTGTCACCGAGGCAATGAAGGTCGTCCCGGATCGCCTGGGCTAGCGGTCCAGGCGGCAGAAACGCCAACTACCACCCGAACGGAGTCACACCATGTTGATCTTGACCCGCCGCCCCGGCGAAACCCTGCATATCAGCGACAACATCACCGTCAAGGTCCTCGGCAGCCAAGGCGACCAGGTGCGCCTCGGTATCACCGCCCCGGACGACGTCGCCATCCACCGCTCCGAGATCTACCAGCAGATCGGCAACGTCCGCCCTGTGCCGCCGGCGGAGTTGGTCGAGGTCTGGAACCGAGAGCACCCGGCGCCAGCGCTGATCGAGTACCGCCCGTACCGAGGGGCCGAACCGCAGCGCACCCGCACCGTCGGCCGGGCCAGCGTGTCGCTTGGCGGGGCGGCGGTTATCTGGATCGAAGGCCAGTCGGCGCCGGTGGCGTTGCGGGCCTGCACTGCGATCTCCTGACTTCGGCGCCTGGCCCATTGCCGGGCGTTTAACCTACGGCGAGCGCCCGCCGGTCCGACGGCGCGTACAACGGAGGACCTCACCATGTAGCCCAGCCTCAATCGGCAGATCGCCAACATGCGGTCGAGCCTGTACCCAACCGCTTTCACATAAGGCGGTGCATGTAAGTGGAGACAGGGCGCTTGGCGGCGCCCTTCTCTTTCCTGCTCCTGGCTCGGCCAGGGCGTAGCGGAGAGTGATCGGCAGCCGAGTCAGGCACCTGCCTCGTAAGCAGGCGAGCCAACGAGCAACGCCGCCGGCTGGTGGCGCGGACGGAGCCAGAGGGGACGCCCTCGCGCCGATCACTCCCCGCTGCGCATGCAGCGTTCCCCCTCTTTGCCCGGCTCCGGCCGGGCTTTTTTCAACCTCCATTCGAGAGCACCCACCATGGCGCCCCACCGGGCACGACTGCCGTGTGCCTGGGTGCTGCCGAATGCAGGTGAACCACGGAGCACACGCAATGATCGACCCACGAGCGAACAGCCCGGAGAAACTGGTGCCGCCGGCACCGCTGCCGCACGTAAGCCGCGGCGCGCTCAAGCGCATCAAGCATCCTCAGCCAATCCCCACCGGCTGCCCGCACTGCGGCGGTCTGGTCCGTCTGGTCAGCAACCGGGTGATCTACGGCCGAGAGTACGGCGACTGGCCGTATGCCTACGCCTGCACTGGCACGGGCTGCGGCGCTTACGTGGGCCTGCATCCCGATACCGACGTCCCATTGGGGACGCTGGCCGACAAGCCGCTGCGCGACGCTCGCAACCGCTGCAAGCGGCCATTCGAACGCATCTGGCGCGACAAGCTGATGACCCGCAGTCAGGCCTACGCCTGGCTCGCCGCCGAACTCCAGATCATGCCGCCCGAATGCCACTTCGGACTCTTCGACGTTGACCGGTGCGAGCGGGCCAAACGCATCTGCGACGAGTACCTGGAAGCGATCTACACCAGTTCAGCGAGGTGGGGATGATGTGGACATACCGCGAGCGCCGCAACCGCGCGGCTTTCAGCAACGCGCAACTCGCTTACGACCGTGCCGTCGACCCGCTCTGGGACCAGCCGGACCCGGAACCAGAGCACGAGGACGAAGAGCAGGAGGACGACGATGGCCTGGGCGAATGAGCGCGCCGAGGGCGTGATCGAGGAAGCGATCGTCGCTATGCGTCGGTCGGTGATCCCGCGCCACGACCAGTTGGTATGGCGCGGCCAGATCGAGATGGCCTACACGCTGGACGCCATCGGCACCCGGCAATACGACGACATGCGCCGCCGGCTCGACGCCGCAGCGGATGCGAGACAGCAGGAACTGAGGAGCATCGACCTATGACCACCCGCCCCGTTCGCTCGATCATCGACGACCAACTCGACGACCTGGTGATGCCGGCCGACGCCGACATCGCCGCAGTGCTCGGTCTGCCTCGCGAGACCCTGGTGGTGAATCTCCCGCGCCGCATGGCCGTGACCATCAAGAAAGGCCGGAAGTGCCTGGGGGTGCGGCGATGAGCTACTCACGGGAAGACTACTTCGCCGAAGGGCTTGGGGAGTCGCTGGAGGAGCATGGCGTGGTGGCCACCAGCGAACAAATCAAGGCGATTGCCAGGGACGTTGTCTTGTTCGCAGAGAACATTGGACAAGCCTTCTATTCCCCGGAAGATCCAAGGGCACGCGAAGCCGACTCGCTTCGCAAGGAACTTGAGAAGGAGCGGGAAAAGGTTGTTTGCCGGGTATGTCAAGGCACCGGTAACACCGTATCGCACGGCCCGCACCATTCTGCCTACTCCTCCTGCTGGAGGTGCAATGGGGCCGGGAGGCATGCGCCATGAATGCCAAGCGTAAAGCCACCCTCCTCGGCGCCCTGGCCATGACCGCCTTCTACATCCTGCTCATCTTCGCCCCTGCCTGGGGCGGTCTGATCACCGCCGAACAACCCGCCACGGCACCCATCGCCGGGAAGTGAGCCAACCATGCAAACCATCACCGTGCGCGCCTCGTCCTGGGGCGCGCTGTTCGACTGCGCGTTCAAGTGGGAGGGCGTACACCTCCTGAAGATGCGCAGCCCTTCGTCCCCCCGGGCGCTGCTCGGTACCGCGATCCACGCAAGCACCGCAGCATTCGACGCGGCACGGGTAAACGGCGAGCCGATCAGCGCCTACGACGCCTCGGAACTGCTGGTGCACACGCTGCAGCAGCCCGATTTCGAAGTGGACTGGCGCGGCTCCGACATCAGCCCGCGCGAAGCCGAGTCCACCGGACTGACGCTGCACACGAAGTACTGCAACGACATCAGCCCGCGCTACGACTTCGTGGCCGTGGAGCTGACGACCAAGCCGATGGAGATCGACTGCGGTGGCGGCATCCTTGTCCGCCTGACCGGCCAACTCGACCGGGCTCGCATCAAGCGCGATAGCCACGGCGTCGGCATCGCCGACGTGAAGACCGGCGCCGCCGCGGTGAGCCAGGGCGTGGCAAAGACAAAGGGCCACAAAGCCCAGATCGGCACCTACGAACTGCTCTACGAGCACACCACCGGCGATGCGATCACCGCGCCGGCCGAGATCATCGGCCTGAAGACGAAGGGCAAGCCCGAGGCGGCGGTCGGCGAGATCGTCGGCGCGCGCCAGGTGATGGCCGGCACCGACGAGCATCCCGGCCTGATCAAGTTCGCCGCCGACATGTTCCGTTCCGGCCTCTTCCCCCCGAACCCGCAAAGCCCACTTTGCAGCCCGAAGTACTGTCCGCGCTGGCGGACCTGCCCATACCACGAATGAGGATCGCCATGAAATCCGAAGACCTGTACGTCCGCCTCACCGACCCGGCCGGCAAGCGCCGCGAGGTCATCAACCACCACCGCGTCTGGGATCGCGGCCAGTTCCTCGAGGCCCAGCGCAAGCAGCACAACAAGCCGGACAAGCCCGACGAGCACCGCGTCGTGAGCGTTGCGACCGAGGCCGAGTACCGGAAATTCATGGGTTACAAGGAGACAGCAGCATGAGCGAACCCACCCAACTGGAGCAGTTGAAGACCAGCGCCGTCGCGAGGTCAACCAACGATGCGCCGATGTCCCTCCTCACCGGCGCCGGCTTCGACCAGATCCAACGCGTCGCAAAGGCGCTCAGCGCGTCTACCCTGGTGCCGGTGCAGTACCGCGCCTTCGCCGAGGTGAAAGAGTACGGCAAGGTCACCGGCTACACCCCGAACGGCGCCGGGCTGCCGAACTGCATCGTCGCTCTGAACATGGCGCAGCGTATGGGCGCCGATCCGCTGATGGTGATGCAGAACCTGTACGTGATCGAGGGCCGGCCGAGCTGGTCCAGCCAGTTCATCATCGCCTCGATCAACAGTTGCGGCCGTTTCAACCCGCTCCGCTACGACCTCAGCCAGCCGGGCAAAGAGCAGGAGGTTTCCTATAAGGCGACTACCTGGAAGAACAAGCAGAAGGTCGAGGAGACGAAGACCATCAAGGTTCGCCATCAGACCTGCACGGCCTGGACCACCGAGAGGGGCGTTCAAATCCCGACCTTCAGCCCCGAGGAGCTTCGCAAAAAGTCGATGCTCCAGTTGTGCCGCGAGTACGGAGTGCCCGTGATCGAAAGCCCCGAAGTGTCGATTCAAATGGCGCTCGACGAGGGCTGGCTCACCAAGAACGGCAGCAAGTGGCAGACCATGCCCGAGGTGATGTTGCGCTACCGCGCTGCCAGCCTACTGGGCCGCCTGTATGCGCCTGAGCTGCTGATGGGCCTGCAGACCGTCGAAGAGGTCAACGACTTCATCGAACCGCGGGACACCGATATCCAGGGTGAAACCGTGACGGTGCATGTCGATGATCTCAGAGACAAAGAACCGGCGCCGCCGGCTGTCGCCGCCGAAGACGATGGAGACGAGCCCTCTCCGCCGGACGGCGTGAACACCGAGACGGGCGAAATCACCGAACCCGCCCCGGGCCAGCAGCCGGACACCGGCACCGACGAGCTCAATCTCGAGTAACCGGCCATGCCCAGCCTTACTGTCCTTGAGCGGTACGGCCAAGTCGGGGAGTTCGCCGCGCTACTCGGCGCGGCCGAGCTCAACGCCGCTACGGACTGGGACGAGCAGTTCCTGGCCGACCTCCGCAGCAACTTCCAGCGCTACGGCGCCCACACCTACCTCAGCGACGCCCAACTCGAGCAGTTGGAACGGATCGCCAACGAATAGGACCCATTCCCGATGAGCAACAACCCGCACTTCATGAACATGACCGCCGACACGCTCGGCAAGAGCTTGCTGCAGGGACTGATCCAGGAAATCCGGATCATGCCGGACTGCTGGCAGAAGCTTCCCGAGGCCAAGCAGCAGGACATCATCGACCGCCTGGAGCGCCAGGTACGGAATGCCGCCACCATCGCGGTCCACACCATTGCCGGCGGCGACCGCGACACGGTCTACGGCAAGCTGGAGTCGATGACCGCGAAGGACAAGATGAAGGCCGTATTCGTGGTGAATCCGAGCAGCCCTCACAAGGAGGACCTGCTGTTCGCGGTGAACAAGGATTGCCTGCTCATCATCGGCGGCGCCAACGAGTTCACCGAGGGCATGGACCAGGTCAAGCCTGACCCGGACCAGAACCCGCTGGACCTGAATGGCGGCGACCACGACATGGAAGACGCCGGCGCCTGGGGCGGTATGCAACCAGCAGACGACAGCGACGTCGTCGATGCCGAGTTCCAAGAGCTGCCGCAACTCACCGTCGAGCGCTTCGCCGGCCACACCCTGGGCGAGATCGCCATCGGCGTCGCCGCCAAGAAGGACGTGTTCGACGCGGCCTGGCTGCAATCGCGCTTCGCTCTCACCACCGAGGAAGCCGAGCGCGTCGTTCTCCAACTGCTGGACCAGGGAGTCATCGTGCTCGAGCAGGAAAACGAGGAGTCCCGCGAGTTGAACACTTACCGCGTCGTCAAGAAGCCGGGGGATATCGCCCTCGACCTGGAGTGAGCCATGCGCATCACGAAACTCGAAATCACCAATTTTCAAGGGCTGCGTCATGCGGCCCTTGATGTTTCTGCGCCGGTGCTCCTTGTGGCCGGTCACAACGGCGCCGGCAAGAGTTCGCTGCTGGACGCCATCGCCATGGCCTTCAACGGCCAGCCGCGCCGCGTCTCACTGAAGAAGGAGATGGACAAGCTGGTAACCGAGGGCGCCAAGAAAGGGGAGGCCCGCGTCGAGTGGCTGGACGATGCCGGCGAGGTGCAGGCCTGCGGGGTCGCGCTGCCCAGCGGCAAAGGCTCCCCGCTCGCCGACTCGCCGTTCCTGCCGTTCGTGCTCGACGCCAGCCGCTTCGCCGCTCTGGACGCCAAAGATCGCCGCCGGGTGCTGTTCGACCTGACCGGCGCCAGCGCCAGCCCGGCCGAGGTCGGCAAGCGCCTGAAGGCCAAGGGCATCGACCTGGCGCTGTTCGAGAAGGTGAAGCCCCTGCTCCGTTCCGGGTTCTCCGCCATGGTCGGCCAGGCAAAGGACTACGCCAGCGAGGCGCGCGGCGCCTGGAAGGCAATCACCGGCGAGAACTACGGCAGCGACAAGGCGAACGGGTGGGAGCCGGAGGCGCCGCCGGTCATCGTCAGCGAGGAGGAACTGGAATCGGCGCGCGCGGAACTGCGAGCCACCGCCCAGGACCTGGACGAGGCCCAGCAGACCCTAGGCTCCAGCAAGCGCGCCCACGCCGACGCCCAGGCGCGGGCCAGCCGCATCACCGCTCTGCGCGAAACCGCAGCGCTGGCCGACCGCCGGCGCAACAAGCTCGCAACCGACGAGAAGGCCCAAGACGAATGGTCGGAAAAGGTGATGGCAGCCGAGGCCGCCGCCAGCGGCGAGCCCGCCCACCAGCCGCTGACCTGCCCTCATTGCCAGGGCGCCGTGGACTTGCAGGCCGGCCAGTTGGTCGCGCACCAGCCCCCGGCGAAGGTTGCCGATCCCGAGGCGGCGAAACGCCTGGAGGAGTTCCGCGGCTACCTTGCCAGCGCTCAGCGGGCCGTCGCCAACAGCCAGCGGGACCTGAAGGAGAGCGAGGACGCCGCCGCGCAGGCCGCCGCCCTGGAAGCCGAAACCGCCCAGGCGCCCAGCGCCGAGGCGATCGCCAACGGCGAACAGGCGATCAACGAACTGCGCCAGGCGCGTGATCGGCAGCAGGCCAAGGTGCAGTCGCTGCAGGAAGCGTTCAATGCTGCCGCCCAGCGCCAGGACGTCATCAAGCAGGCCGCCGGATTCCACGCCGAGGTCTGCGCATGGAGCGCCCTGGCCGATGCCCTTTCCCCCGCGGGCATCCCGGCGGAGATCCTGGCCGACGCGATCGGACCGGTGAACAAGCTGCTGCAGCGCCTATCCGGCACCGCCGGCTGGTCGCCGGTACAGATCAGCGCCGACATCGATGTCACGTTCGGCGGTCGACTGTACGGCCTGCTGTCCGAGTCCGAACGCTGGCGGTGCGACGCGACGCTGGCCCTGGCCATCGCGACGATCTCCGGCCTGCGCCTGGCGCTGCTGGATCGCCTCGATGTGTTGGACCTGCCGAGTCGTAGCCAAGCCCTGACACTGCTGCGTGCCGTGACGATGGACAAGGAAATCGATTCGGTGATCGTCGCCGGCACGCTCAAGGAGGCGATGGCGAAGACGCCGACCTGGTTACAGGCAGTCTGGATCGACGCCGGGCAACTCGTCGACCAGCAGCAGCAGGCTGCTGCCTGACCCTCGATACAGCGCCCCACCCGGGGCGCTTTCTCTCCCAGAAAGCACGCACCGGACGCCGCCCTGTGGGCGATTCAACCATGCCTCGTGGGCCGCCCTGTCAGGCAGGGCGGCGTCCGGTGCCTGTTCACGGAGTACTGACGTACTTCTAGCGGGTCGCGTACAGCCTAACGACTCTGGGTGTTGAGAACCTCATAGTTACGATCTGCATGCGCCTTGGTTACCCAAGTGTTCTTTGTCGACCTGGCTTGAGCCTTGGATCCGCTCAAAGTTTGGACCACTCGTCCTACGGCCTTCGATGCAACAAGTGCAGCGCTTTCAACCTTTGTCGGAGAACCCCGATAGCCTGCGGCAGACCGAAAATGATTGAGGATGATGTCTTGCTGATAAGCAGGTGTTTGCTCTCCACCGATTGTTGATGCACCCACCGTCTCATACCGGTAATAGACCTTGGTGTCATCGAACACGATCTCGACGATTCTGAAGTCAGGCATCTCTCCTCCTTGATCCGGCCCCAAGCCGGGCCTTCCAACTCTAGCCCCAACGACATCACTGCGCCATCACGCATGGCGCCGTGCATCGTCACGTTCGCGAAAAGGAACCCGCCGTATGAGCAGTCAGGTCGACATCATCAAGCCCGAATCGCGCATCGTGGTCCAGTTCAGTTGCGGCGCCGCATCTGCGGTAGCCGGCAAGCTGGCCCTGGCCCAGTACGGCGATACCCACGACGTCCAGTTCCTCAATGCCTATCTGGCCAACGAGCATCAGGACAACCGGCGCTTCCTTGCCGACTGCGAGGTCTGGACTGGCCGGAAAATCACGGTGCTACGCGACGAAAAGTACGGCGCCGACGTACTCAACGTCTTCCTCCGCGAGCGCTACATGAAGGGCCGCACTGGCGCGCCCTGCACCAAGCTGCTGAAGCGTCGCCTGCTGGACACCTGGAAGCGTCCCGGCGACGTGATGGTGCTCGGCTTCACTGCGGAAGAAGAGCACCGCCTGGACGACTTCCGGGAGCGGAACCCCGACCGCCCGGTGATCGCGCCACTGATTGAGCGCGGCCTGGGCAAGGAGGACTGCAAAGCCATCATCGCTCGCGCCGGTATCGAACTGCCGGCCATGTACCGCCTGGGCTACGAGAACGCGAACTGCATCGGCTGCGTGAAAGGCGGAGAAGGCTACTTCCGGGCGATCCGGGAGGACTTCCCCGAGCAGTTCGAAGCCCTGTGCAAGGTGCAGGACGAGCTTGGCCCAGGTTCGTACCTCTTCCGCAATCGTCAGACCGGGGAACGCTATTCGCTCCGCGACCTTCCTCCCGGGCCGATCCGCCGCAACGAAGCCATCCCGGCCTGCAGCTTCTTCTGCGAGCTCGCCGAGGCCGACATCATCCATAAGGAACCCGCCGCATGATCAAGCGCACCCTCTACCACTTCCACTTCTGCTGCGGCCTGGGCGGCGGTGCCGCCGGTTTCAACCGGGCGCGTCCGCGGGTCGGCAACGTCGAGGCCGAATGGGTCTGCCTCGGCGGGATCGACGTGGACCCGGCCGGATTGCGCGACTTCGAGCGCCTGGCCGGTGTCCCGGGCACCCTGCTGGACCTCTTCACACGCGACCAGTACGTGCGGTTCCACGGCAAGGAGCCGCCGGCAGGCTGGCGTGAGGCCACCCCCGAGGATGTGCGCCGCGCCGCCCAGGGCAAGCGCCCGGACGCGGTGTTCATCTCCAGCCCCTGCAAGGGCGCCTCTGGCCTCCTCTCCGAGAAGATGAGCCTGACCCCGAAGTACCAGGCGCTGAACGAGTTGACGCTGCGCTGCATCTGGCTCATGGGCGAAGCCTGGGCCGATGACCCTGTGCCGCTGATCGTTTTCGAGAACGTCCCGCGCCTGGCCAGCCGCGGCCGGCACCTGCTGGACCAGATCAACAGCCTGCTCGGCGGCTTCGGCTACGCCGTGGCGGAAACCACTCACGACTGCGGCGAACTCGGCGGCCTGGCGCAGAGCCGCAAGCGCTTCCTGCTTGTCGCGCGGCACGTCGAGAAAGTGCCGCCCTTCCTGTACGAGCCGGAGAAGAAGTCGCTCCGCGCCGTCGGCGACATCCTCGGCCGCATGCCGCTGCCGGGCGACATCGATGCTGCAGGCCCGATGCACCGCGTGCCGTCACTGCAGTGGAAGACCTGGGTGCGCCTCGCTCTGGTGCGCGCCGGCAGTGACTGGCGCAGCCTGAATGACCTGGCCGTCGAGGACGGCTACCTGCGCGATCTGATCATCGTGCCGGAGTACCACCGGGGCGTCCTGGGCGTGAATCACTGGGGCGATTCGTGTGGCGTTGTCGCCGGCGCGAGCCGCCCGATGAACGGGCGGTTCTCAGTCGCGGATCCTCGCGCGCCGGCAAACGCCCTGCAATACCAGCAGTACGGCGTGCGCCGCTGGACCGACACATCCGGCGCCATCATCGGCGTCAAGTCGCCCGGCCAGGGCACGTACTCCGTCGCCGATCCCCGCGGCCAGAGTTTCGGCAAGTACCCGGTCACCGACTGGGACGGTCCGTCCGGCACCGTGATCGCGGCCAGCACCACCGGTCAGGGCGCATTCGCCGTGGCCGACCAGCGCCCAGGCGGCGTCCGGCACAACAACGTGTTTCGCGTCGTCAGCATGGGGAGCCACGCCGGAACCGTCACCGGCGGGCACTCACCCAGCTCCGGCGGCCAGGCTGTTGCCGATCCCAGGTACCACAACTGGCACCCAGGGGCGAGCAGCCGCAAATTGCACGTCGGCGAGTGGGGAAGCGCTACCGGCACGGTCACCGGCTCCCAGCAGGTGGCCAGCGGCGCGCTGTCGATCGCCGATCCGCGCGTGCTCGATCGCACCAAGGGCGACGCCTACCTGACCGGCGGGCACTACGGCGTAGTTGGGTTCGACCAATCCGCCGGCGCGGTGTCGGCCAGTGCCCGGCACGACAATGGCAGGTGGAGCGTCGCCGACCCGCGCATGCCGGCGGCGAACGACCGGCTCACCTGCATCATCCAGTCGCTGGACGGCACCTGGCACCGGCCCTTCACCACCCTGGAGCTGGCCGCGCTGCAGAGCCTGGTGGACCCGGAAGAACAGTTGATCCTCGACGGCCTGAGCGACAGCGACTGGCGCGAGCGCATCGGCAACGCCGTACCGCCGGCCGCGGCCGAGGCCATCGCCGGCGTGATGGGTACAACGCTGCTGCTGGCCGAGGCCGGCGAAACCTTCATGCTCAGCAATACGCCGATCTGGGTGCGCCCGGTTGCGGTGGCGCTGAGCGTCGCGCAACAGGAGGTGAACCCGTGAACACCGAACAGTTCATTCGCAACGCGGCCGCGCGCGGGCTCTCCCGCCGCGCCACCATGCACGCGCTCGGCATGGGCCCCTGGAAGTTCCGGGAACTGCTGACCCTGATGCCGGAGATCACCTGGCCAGCACGCGGATGCTCAGCCGACCACCAGCGTGCGAACGAGCAGAAGCGAGGGCGCTGCACACCGGCGCAGGCCGCAGCGCTGGAGCGCGCGCACGAACGCTGGAGCGAGAGCCGACGCTTCACCGTCGACGGCGTGACCGGGACCATCGCCGAGCTGGTGGAGCACTTCCAGAGCCCGGTCCACGCAACGACCGTCCGCCGCCGCGTCGCCGCCGGCATGAGCCTGCGCGACGCCCTCATCACCCCGCGCCAGCAGCCCAAGCCCGGGCGCCGGCATCCCTGGAACCGTTCGCAGAAGCAGGTGCAGCCATGAAAGAACGTCCGATCCTGTTCACTGGACCGATGGTCCTCGCCCTCCTTGAGGGCCGGAAGACTGCGACACGGCGCATCGCAAAGCCTGTCAAGCATCCTGATCTAGGAAACATCTACGCTCCGGGCGCCTTGGTGCTGGAGCGCGAGCCGCAGCATGTTATCGACAGGGCCTGCCCTTACGGCCAGCCAGGCGACCGGCTGTGGGTGCGTGAGACGTGGACCGATGTCAACCTCTGCGGCGCACCGGCGCTGGCATATCGGGCGGACGAGGATATCCGCGATCTTATGGAGGAGCCGGGGTTTCTGGATGATCGCGGCGCCTTCAACTACGACGACCCGCGCGTCAAGCCGTATCCATTCGCCTGCTGGTACGCCGATCTCGATCAGGCGCGCTGGCGCCCAAGCATTCACATGCCTCGCTGGGCCTCCCGTATCCTGCTGGAGATCACCGCCGTGCGCGTCGAGCGGCTGCAGGACATCAGCGATGACCAGGCCGAGGCGGAAGGAGTTGAGCGTCCGGAAAACATCACCAACGTCGACGTTTGGGATGGCGCTGAGCGCGAACTCTTCAACGCCATGAATCAGCCGCGGGCTCGATTCCGCCGACTCTGGAGCAATATCAACGGCTCCGAAAGTTGGGATTCGAACCCCTGGGTCTGGTGCATTGAATTCAAGCGGGTGACACCATGAGCGCCATCATCAGCGAATGCGGCCAGTACCGTTACCTTCTGACTCGCCCTGGCGACTGCCTGGCCGACAAAGGCACAGCGGCTTTCCTGATGCTCAATCCGAGCACCGCTGATGCCGCGCTCGACGATCCAACGATCCGGCGCTGCCGCAACTTCGCCTCGGCCTGGGGCTGCAACGGGATCGCCGTCGTCAATCTGTACGCCTTGCGCGCGACGAACCCGGCCGACCTCTGGCAGCACAGCGACCCAGTAGGCCCAGACAACGACTGGCGCCTGCGCGCGATCGCCCGAGAGTACACCGACATCGTGTGCGCCTGGGGCGCCAATGCGAAGCCCGAGCGAGTAGAAGCCGTAACCAGCATCCTGACCGCCGCCGGCGGGCGCCTCTGGTGTCTTGGCACGACGAAGGATGGACACCCGCGCCACCCTCTGTACGTGCCTGGAAATCAAGCGCTCCAGCCTTGGGCGCCGAGGGTAACGCCATGACCAGATCCAATGCGCTGCTGGTGCAGAGCGAGGCCGAACTCTGCGCGGCGTTCATCGACGAGTTCAACCGAGTCCCCGGCTGGACCTGCTACCCGGAGACTGCCGGGTTCGACATCCTGGTTGTCCATGAGGAAGGCCGGCAGATCGGCGTCGAGGCCAAATTGCAGTTGAACGCCAAAGTGGCCGACCAGATCCTGCCCCAGCACTGGCGGGACCGGTACGGGGCGCCCGGCCCGGATCACCGCATGGTCATTGTCGGGCGGATCACCGAGGCCAGCCAGGGAATCGCGCGCCTGCTTGAAATGTGCGGCATCGCAGTGCTCGCGCCGTCCCGCGGACACCGTCGGCGCGACGGCAAGTTCGTCGACTTCCCCGAGTTCCACTTGCGCCACTGGCTCCAGCACTTGAGCGGGCCGCAACTGTTCGACTGGAACCCCGCTGAACGCTGCCACGTCCCGATCGTGGTCCCCGACGTGCCCGCCGGCGTTCCGGCGCCGCTGCGCCTCACCGAGTGGAAGGAAGGCGCGTTGAAAGTGATCGCCACGCTTCGCCGCCAGGGCTTCATCACCACGAAGCAGATCGCCGAATGCGGCGTCAGCGCGACGAACTGGACACGATCCTGGCTCGACAAGGGGGCCGAGCGCGGCACCTGGGTTGAGTCTGCCCGCATGCCAGCGTTCGACCAGCAGCACCCCGAGGCATACGCCAAGTTGCAGCAACTCGACCAAGCAAAGCCAGGCGCCCAGCATCGGCTGGCACTGGCGAAGGAAGGTGAAGCATGAAAGCGCGCATCGAGAAGAAATTGAGCAAGCGGCTGGTCGAGCTTTACCCAGCGCTCTACTGCAGCGCCTGGCGCGACGAAGAACCGTCTGAACTCGCATATGAGCAAGGCTCCCGAGTCCGGCATGTTCTTTCCGTCGGCGGCGGTGTCGACTATTGGGGCGAAGGACAGGACGCCTACACCGTCTGGCAAGACTGGCTGATGAGTTGGGAATGGCACGGACCGTTCGAGACGTACCCGGAGGGCCATCGTCACGAGTACCTCCCGGATACGGAAGGCTTCAAGCCGACTACTCGCAACCTGCTCCAACTGGCTAGCCGGTGCCAGTTGCTGGAAGCAGCATCAACGAGGGCGGTCCCATGAACCAGCCTCCCGCCGACTACCAAATCAGCGCCGCCGACGCGCACGAACTGGCCGGCGCCGTGCTTCTGCCGGCGGACCTGCGCCGCCAGGTGCTGGAGAAGATGGCCGCCCAGCGCGACCCGGCCACCATGCTCGACCTGTTCGCCCAGGTGCTGGGCATGGCCAACGCCGTCGCCGAGAACTGCCGAGCGATGGTGGAGTTGATCCTCATCGAGCGCGGCGAACACCCGCACACCGCGGAGCAGGCGAACCTGCCGACGATGTTCGGAGCGCTGCAAGGTGTTGTCCTGGCCGCCACTGTGGATCCACGCGGCACGTGCGCCGGCTGTGCCTATCGCCTCGGCACCCCGGCGAACACCTCGCCGGTCACCACCTCCGATGCCATCTACTGCCGGCAGGAACTCAGCCGGTTCTACTGCCACGCCGACCTAGACGACCAGGGCGACCCAGTCCGCACCTGCGTCGGCCACGCCAAAGCCATGAAGCACGACGCCACGAAATGAACCGCCCCACCATCTGCCGCACCACGGGCCAACGGATAGGCCTGTGCAAATGCTTCCGCTGCCGGCCGCCGGCGCCGGAGCAACCGGAGACACCACAATGTCCTCTACCCAACACCAACTGATCGAGCAGTGCGCCACCCGCCTGCGCGGCATCGTCGAAGCCCTGGACAACATCCACGACACCAGCCCGCAGCGCTGGTCGACGGACCTCGACGACGTTCACTCCTCAGCCGAGAGCCTGCTGGCCATGATCAAGGACCAGGCGCCGGCTCGATCGGAAGCCAGCTTCGAAGAGTGGCTGGCCAACGAACTCGAGGGCGAGGACGGCCAGCCTGTTCCAGCTGCGGTATGCGACATTGCCCTCGCCCGTCGAGCATTCAACCATTGGCCCAAGCTGGAACAGCCAGCCAAGGTCGGTGGCGTCCGCTTCAGCGCTGGCGTGTCGTCGCGGCTGGTAGTCGAAGCCGCCCAGCGGCTGTACGAGTTCGAGTCCACTCCGGAGCAAGAGGCGGAGCGCATCGAGCGGCTCCAGGCGTTTCGCGAGCAACTCGACCCGCTCAACCTAGCCCCGCATGCTGAAGCGTTCAACGAAGCGCCCGCTGAAGCACTCAGGCCTGAGCAGGCAGAGGCGGAGCGGCCGGAGGTTGTGGCGTGGCAATACCGCGTCACCGCAGGACCGCAAACTGGCTGGAGTCTCTGGCACCCAGGAAAAGGCGAGGAGTTCGAACGCTCCTACACCGTCGAACGCCGGCCGCTTATGACCATCGCCCAGCATGAGTGCATCGTCGGGGAACTGCGGGCGGTGATAGCCCAGCTCCGCCAGCACAAGAACGATTACATGGATTCCGGCCAGGAAACCTACCGAGCCTTGCAGAACGAAATCCGGGAACGGGAAGCGGAAATTGCTCGTCTTGATGGTCTGGTTTCGGGCCGCATGGCAGAGCGCGACGCCGCCCTGGCCAGGGTCGCGGAGGTGGAGGCGAAGCTGGCCGATCTGGAGAAGCAGGAGCCGTTCTACTACTTCGCCGACTGCGACGATACCGACCACTCGGGCCTTCACAACACGCTGGGCGATGCCCTGACACAGGTCGCCGACCACGGCGGGAGCGTGGTCGAGCTGTACCGGAAGCCGCCCGCCCAGGCTCAGCACAGCGCGCCGGAAGTGTCAGGGATCGGACGCGACACTGGTCATCCGCGCGCGGTCGTTCTGTACCTACGCAAGGAGCCGACCGACGATGATCTGCGAGCCATCCATGATGCTCTGCGCTCTCTCGCCGCCGCGCCCGGCAAGGAAGTGCCGCAGGCATGGCTCGACGTTCAGGCAGAGCGCCGCCGGCAGATCACCGCCGAGGGATGGACGCCGGAGCACGACGATGCGCACAGCCACGGCGAGATGGCCCGCGCCGCCGCCTGCTACGCCCTGGCCGGCTCCAGCGCTCCGAACGATGGAACCGCTGCCCTGCTGGTGTCGCTCGCATGGCCCTGGGATGAACAGTGGTGGAAGCCGACCAGTGCGCGCCGTGATCTGGTCAAGGCCTGTGCCCTGGCGCTGGCTGAGATCGAACGTCTCGACCGGGCAGGCATATCGCAAAATCCCCAGCCGGGAGCCACCACGGCCTCTTCCTGAGGCCCGTCCCGGCTGGGGAGAGAATCCTAACACTCAATTTCGGTCCCGGGCGATCCGCCTGGGCGGAGAGGCATTGCCCATGGAAACCCCATCTGAGTTCCTCTCGAAGGAGGAGTTGGAGGCCATGATCGGCGCCAAGTCATCGAAAAAACAGGTCGAGTGGCTGGCATCTCATGGCTGGAAGTACGAATTGAATGCTGCGCAGCGACCTGTCGTCGGGCGGATCTATGCCCGCCTGCGGCTGGCCGGAGTGAAGCCGAACGGAACGGTCGCTGTACAGGAACCGTGGACGCTGGATCTGTCGAAGGTGAGTTGAAATGCGGCCGAAGCAGCCGAAGAACAGGGATCTCCCGCCCCGGATGATTCGCCGGACCAGGAAGCTAAAAGGAGGGAGGTTGTGGGTTGGCTACTACTACGACGGCCGCGGCGAAGACGGAAAGAGGAAGGAAATCCCGCTCGGCACCGACCTGGACCTGGCAAAGCTGGAGTGGGCGCGGCTGGATGCCAGTCCGGCTCCGAAGACCCTGCGCAAATGGGGTGACGTGTTCGACCGGTACGAAAAAGAGATCATCCCCGGGAAAGCGCCACGCACCCAGAAAGACAACCTCCTCTCTCTGACGCAACTGAGGAAGGCATTTTCAGAGGCGCCGGTCGAGGCGCTCACCCCCCAAGTGCTGGCACAGTACCGGGACAAGCGGTCCGCGAAGGTTCGGGCGAACAGGGAGCTATCCCTCTTCTCCCACATCTTCAACATCGCCAGGGAGTGGGGAATCGTCACGGCTGAAAACCCGGTGAAGGGGGTTCGCAAGAACCGCGAGACGCCGCGCGACTTCTACGCCAGGGCCGAGGTCTGGAACGCGGTATACGGCGCGGCGCCACCGGAACTCCGCGACGCAATGGACCTTGCCTATCTCACCGCCCAGCGACCGAGCGACGTGCTGATCATTCGGGAGGCGGACATTCAGGATGGGCACTTGCAGATCGCCCAGGGCAAGACGTCGAAGAAGTTGCGCATCATGCTCGATGTCGACGGCAGCCCGACAGCGCTTGGAGAACTCGTTGCGCGGCTGTGCGAGCAGCGGCGCCAGCGCGGCGTAGCCGGCCCGTATCTGATCACAACGCCCGATGGCCGCCGGATGACATCCTCCATGCTGCGCATTCGCTTTGACGAAGCACGGTCGGCCGCCGCCGGCGCGGCGCTGGAAGAACTCGACGAGACCCTGGCGACCGCGATTCGTCAGTTTCAGTTCCGAGACATCCGCCCGAAGGCGGCCTCTGAAATTGCTGACCTCGGCCGGGCATCCAGGCTGCTGGGACACACCGACAAGCGCATCACCGAGACCGTCTATCGTCGTGTCGGCGAGATCGTGGAGCCAACGAAGTAA